AGAGAAATCTATAACATCAGATATGATATCAATTGATCTTCCATTTGGACTTGATACAATTGGATCAACTGTTGATAAAGATGGAAACTTTATTATTATAATTCGTGAAACTGTATTTTTATTAGATTCAGAAAAGGAGGAACTAGAAGCAAATAATGGGCAAGATAAAGGAAGTACTGTATGAAGAAATTGATGAATCTATATATTCAAATAAAGATGCATCAGAATTTCAATTTCTATATAATATGATGGATAGTGGATATATGAATGAATATGAAGAATTTGAAAAACGTCAATTGGAAGTTAGAAATAAAATATTGAAAACATTATCTGAAGCATCAGGTAATATATCAAATTCTAATTCATCAGTTATTTTAGGCACATCAGATTATAATAAGAAAGTAGTTTTAATTTGTGACTTATAAAAATAAGAGGAAGCATTTAGCTTCCTCTTATATTATTTTTATTCTAAGTGGTATAATTGTTTTATCAATTCATTTACATATTCATTTGATACTGTAATAATCAATCGATATGTTCTACGAATATTTGGATGTACCACAAATAAAGTTCTTCGTTGCCAATCAATATAGAATGCTTCATCATCTAATATTAATCCATTTTCTCTAAATTGGATCTTAATAAACCTTTCCATTGGAATTCCATGTTGCAAATGATGATCAATTACTACTCTCAATGAATCATTCAATATTCCATCTATTGATACTGAATTCTCTCCATATTTTAATTTGAATATAGGCCATCCTAAAATAGACCATCCTATTGGTAAATCAAAATCATTCAGATTTATAGAATCTGAGAATATTGGAATAATTGATTTATCTGTATCTGTTTTAAGATTTATATGTTTCTTTATATTTGGAGAATCTAAAGTAAAGTATCCTATTGTATTAAACTCACATGATACTGTAAATGATATATCAAATGCTCTTTTAATTTGTCCATCTTTAATACCAGCACCAGCTTGTGGTTCTCCAATTACTACATCAAGGTCAGCAATATAATACATAAAGAATTCATTTGTATTAGATCCACCTTTAAGCTTATATGTTATTGGATAATGCCATATCTTATTCATATATGTCAGAAATTTATATACTGAATTATTCTCTTCTATTGGATTACCAGTTACATGCGAAATTAAACTACAGAATTCTTCTGGTATATATAACTCCAATGGAGCCTTAATAAATTGATTATGTCCCAATGGTACCATATTATTCAAATATGCCATATAGTTAATTTGTTCTGAATATGTATTAAAACTCAATACAATATCTATATCAACAGAGCACCTATTATAGTGACCATGGATATAGGTTTTATTTTTTTTATCTTCAGCTAGTGGTATTAGCGATCCATCTCCCCAGAATGCATGTGTATTCGTAATTCGAGATGCCATTAATGTATTAGATAAAAATGCATTATTATCGCGACTAAAATTTATTCTAGGAATAAGTACCATAATTGGCATTTCTTTTTTATGCAATTGATGTGGTAGATGAGTTATCTGCCTACTTGCTAATGTAGTATTTGCTAATACAGTTTTAAATAAATCTTGTGGAAATACATTTTCAAGTAGATATTTCTCTATTATTGCAACTACATTTCCATATGTATGAGAAGCTGCTGTATTACAGATAGCTCCAGTATTCATTATATGTTCTCCATATTCAGCTCCGGGATTTGTCTCATATTGGATTCCTATTGGTCTAACATATCTATTTGCTAAAGCAGGATTCGTTTGAGGATCTCTTGTATCCATATCTTTCTCTCCTTTCATGATAATAAAATTATTACTTAATAATTTTGTCGAACATATTAAAACCCAAACCCAATATTAAATAGTATATCTATAATAAACTGAAAAGGAGTGAAAAATATATGGGACTTATTGGACGTAGTATAGAGCAAACCAGAATTTGGATAGATCCACATCCAGATCCTGCTCCATCGTTAAATTATAAAGAAGTATTTCCGTATACTACATTAGATGCTGTATATGATGATATGAATAATGTTCCAGATGGTGTCAACCTTAGAACTATTTTGGAAGAAATAAAATCAGAATTATCTCAGAAGCAAACTAAAATCCCTGGAAAATCAGCCAATTACATAATGACATTTGCCGGAACTCAAGGTGCTGTGGGTGCTATTCAAATGAGTAGGGAAATACCATGGGATCCAAATAAACAGAGTCATGATAAAATTCCTACCGAAAAAGCAGTTGGAGAATTAATCAGAAAACTTGGACTGGTTGATGCTAATGGAAATGTTATTGAAGACAGTGCAGCAATACATTGGTCAGATATAATTGGAAGACCTTTATTATATGAAGATACTGGAAATAATGATGATGGATTTATGACCCAGAAAGCTGTTTCAGAACATCTTGCTGATATTAGAACGGACTTAGCTGATCTATATAATGATACATCTGGTAAACTGGAAACTGCAATAGAAGCAATTACTTCTCATTCTAATAATAAAAATAATCCTCATAATGTTACAGTTAGCCAGATTGGTGCTGTAAGTGAGGAGGAATTCAATAATCATCTTATTTCAGATACTGCACATATTCCATCACAAGTTGGACTTGGTAATGTGGATAATACATCAGATATGGATAAACCAATATCTACTGCAGCTCAAAAAGAATTTGATCAGATTAATACTGTATTGAAAACTATACAAGATGATGATACATTTATTCATACTATTGATTATTCAATTGAAACAGGAGTAATGACTGTATCATATTTAAATGGTGTTACTAAAACCATGAATATTCCTATTAATGGAACATGTGTTGATATTGAATATGACAGAGATACCAAGAATCTTGTATGGACAGAATTATCTGGAGAAGTTCATAATGTCAGTCTTCTTGATCTATTTACGGTATATGAAGGTGGGACTTCTGATAATATTACGGTATTAATTGAGCCTGATGAATTGAAAAATGCTGGATTTAACTATGGCAATACAAATTCCACTTCAGATGGATTCATTGAATTAGTTACTAAGGAAATTAATAATCTTTGGAATAAAGGTGAAATGCCAGCAAATGCCGATGATGATGCAGATAGCCCAGGTATTGGTCAGATTTCTACACAACAAACTGATGACATGTGGGAATCAAGTATATTACCTGATGAAAGTGGTACTGAGCAAATTACAACTCGTATTTCATTGACAAATGACGAGATTGAAGATCTGTGGTATAATGCAACATTACCAAATGAAGAAGCTGATGAATATGATGAAGTTGCAACATCTGATATTGGATATGCAGGATATCAAGTAATCACAGCATATATCAATGCTCACTCAATTACTGAAAATGAAATTTCAGATGGTGCAATCAATACTAGAGTATTAGGTGATGAATCGGTAACAACTATCAAGATTGCTAATTCAGCAGTAACTACTAATAAATTGGCAAATGCAGCTGTCACTAATGAAAAGATTGATAATTATGCTATATCAAATAAAAAGATTGCAAATAGAGTTGTTGATGGAAGAACTCTATTTACTTCTAATAAGAGTAATAGAGTACTTGCAGTTGGAACAAACAATACTGATCCATCATGGGTACAGGTTAATACTGATATGATTGAAAATAATTCAATTACTAATGAAAAATTAGTAACTGGATCAGTATCAACTGCTAAGTTGCAAGATAAATCAGTTACAACTAGTAAACTTGATGATAGTTCAATTACTAATGAAAAGATATCAGCTAGCTCAATTACAACTGATAAGATTCAGAATGGAACTATATTAGGTGAAGATTTTGCAAAGAATATTGTTATTCCTGGAACTCCATCTATTACAGTTAGACCTGATACAGGAGATAACTCAACTAAGATTCCTGATACACATTGGGTTACACAGACAATAGATAATTTTGTATTTGATACAGATAACTATGGAGACAGAACTGTTACAGGTGCTAAACTATTTACATCAACAACAAGACATAGAGTACTTGGTGTATTGAGGGCAAATACAGATCCAGAGTGGGTTCAAGTTGATAATGATATGGTTGCTAATGATGCTATCAGTACAGTTAATCTTATTGACAAAGCTGTTACTGGTAGTAAGATTGCCAATGAAACAATTACTGATACTAATTTAGCAAGTAACTCAGTAACTACAGCGAAGATTGCTGATAGTAATGTAACACTTGATAAGATTGAACCTCATCATACTGCTAATAGAGTTATTGCTACAATTGCCGATAATGCTAATCCAATATATACTCAAGTCAATAATGATATGATTGCAAATAATGCAATTAATGCAGCTAAGGTTCAAGATCAATCATTATATCCATCTAAGGTACAACCATCTTCAACAGCTAATAGAGTTCTCACAACTACATTAGCTAATGCTAATCCATCATGGACTCAAGTAAATAATGGTATGATCGCTGATAGAGCTGTAAATGGTTCCAAATTATTCACAACATCAACTCCTTATTCTATACTTGGAATTACAACCCAAGGAACCGATGCAGTATGGACTAAATTACTTGCTGATATGTTGGGTGATAAAGCTGTTACAAATAGAGCTATTGATGATAATGCTATATCGAATAATAATATGCAGACTGATTCTGTATCAGAGGATAATATTATTGATGGATCTGTTACTGCTAATAAGATAGGTGAAAGAGCTGTAGAAGGACGTCACCTATTTACTTCGGAAAATCCTAATATGATATTAGCTGTTACTAGTGTTCCATATACAAATGCAGTATGGTCTAAAGTAACATCAGAGATGATTGATGATAGAGCAGTTACAAGAGAGAAATTATTTAGTGATCCAACTCCTTATACAGTAATTGGTATTACTGAAGAAGATGGTGTTCCTGAATACTTAAAGATTAGAAATGAATTTATTGAAGATGATACAATTCTTCCCAATAAATTAACTCGAGACTTTGTATTATATGGAACTCCACAGTTAACAATATCACCAGCTGACGATGCTGATAATCATCAATTAGCAGATACACAATGGGTACGTCAAACCATTGATTCATTATTAAAAGACTTTGATTATATCTATGGAACTGTAGATGAAAAGATGATCAAAGATTATAATGTAACTGGAAAGAAATTATACTTGAATGAGTATAAGGGACCTAGAGTATTAGGATCTACAAACTATCATGAAGAAGCTGAGTACTTATTAGTCGAAGGCGAAATGATAGCTGATGGTGGAGTTACTGAGAATAAGATTCAGAGAGATGTTCACTTATTAGGATCTCCTGGAATCGAATTGAGACCTAATACTGATGCTTCAGATTCAACTGGTGAAGGTCATCTTATTCCTGACTGCCAATGGGTTATTGATCGTATTAATGATGCTGGTGGCAACTTGGGTACAAGTAGTTCATCTTCTGCTACAGTTGGAACAGTAGCTGATGAAGGAATTACAACAAAGAAGTTACAGAATAGAGCTGTTACTGGTGCTAAGTTATTTACAACTCCAACAGCTGATCGTGTATTAGCAGTACTATCTTCAAATGCTGATCCTGAATATACTCAAATTAATCATAATATGCTTGAAGATAGAATTATTGAAGGAAATAATCTATTTACTACTGATACAGTAAATTCTATTCTTGCAGTTACTAAAGCAAATGGAGATTCAGTATGGACAAAGATTGTTACTGATATGATTACTGATAAAGCTATTACAACTGAAAAGATCAATGATAACTCAGTAACAAATGCTAAGATTGTAAATAAATCTATTACTAGAGAAAAACTTGCAAATGAGGCAATGATTGGAAATGATCTATTGCAGGATAATTCTGTATCTACAACAAAGATTCAGGATAGTGCAGTAACTACAGCAAAGATTGCTGATGGTAATGTAACAAGTGAGAAGTTAGCTTCTGATCTTGTATTACCAGGCCATCCAACAGTTAGCTCAGATGCAGGAATTGGTACCAGATCTCTCAGATGTGTTGTTATATCTCCTAATGAACCATCAGGTGGAGAGAGTGGTGATATCTGGTTTAGATATGTATAAGGGGGATGAAGTATGATACTTGAATTGAAAGATGGAACTCAAGTGATTGTTAATTGTATATTCGGAGGACCTAAGAAGATTGATGGAAAAGAAAGGGATGTTCTCAGAATTGAAATAGATCCAAAGCAATATACAAAGAGTTCTTTAGAGACATTATTTAAAGACAATCCAAATACAGATATGCTTTATACATATTCAACTAATGATGCCAAAGAATCAGATAGAAAAGAAATTGGATCGGGATACAATTTATTTGTATCCCTCCAATTAGAATCAAAACACAGATTGCAAGTACCAGGATCTACTGTAACTGAAAGTACTGACTCAGTATATATGGTTACACTAGCACATGAATAGGAGGTGATAATATGCCTATATCAAATAATATTCATGGAGAATGGCATGATAACTGGAATAATATGGTAAATGTAAATGGTGTTTGGAGAGATGCAATTTCATATGTAAATGTAAATGGGAAATGGAATCAGATGAATAAACTGGAGATTGAAGAAAGTGATATCGTAGGATTTCATATTATATATAAATTAAATAAAGAAAAGAAATCTACACAATTTCCATATCTCTCATATAATGAGCATATCCCTTATAATATAAATCTAACTGGTGATACAGCTGGTAAAATGGACTTAGGTGATAAAGGAGTTATATTTACATATAATCATACTGCTGACAATGAAGCAGGTATTGTTGAATATGATGGATACATGTATGCTGAATTAACTGATGGAAATTATATTGACATTGGTTATTCTAAAGAATATTTTGGAAGTGAAGATAGAGTTACTTCTGTATCACCAAATATTTCAGAAGTATGGCATACTTATAAAGCACATAATTTGGATATTAAATTCCAAGGATATGAAATGTTTCAGTGCGATGGATATTATATATCTGGATGGAATAATATGTTTAATACAATGCCTTATGTCAGCAGAGAAGATGAGAAAGAATCCAATGATTCTTCATATCGACATTTGAATGATTATATTATGCTACCATATGAAAGTAGGGATCAAGATGCTTTTAGTCCAATTGCTGAAATTGGAATAGCTAGAGATATCCATACTGACTATACGAATATGGTAGGAAGTTATGGTTCATTAGATCACACAATATATTGGATAACAGTCAACGGTGTAAAGAAACCATTTGTATTTGAAATATATGAATAATATAAGAGGGGATATTATATCCCCTCTTATATTCACTTTTTTATAAATATTAACATTATGAAAGGAATGGTATTAATATGAGTAATAAATTTATTGGTACCAATTCAATTCGTGATTTAGTTAAATTAAGTAAAAAGGATAGTAAAGACAGAATAGAAAAACATTTAAGTGATACAAATCCACATAATATTACTAAATCTACAATTGGATTGGATAATGTGGAGAATTATAAAGCACTGAGTACTGAGGTACAAGAACTTACTGATAATGAAAAAGATATAGTTAAAAGTAATTTGGGCATAGATGATTACATTTCTGCAATAATTAATGATGTAATTAATGAAATGATGTAGTAACAGGTGTATTTGGTTTTAGTATTGATCAAACACAATCAGATCCATCATCAATGATATCATATATAGAAGGTACAGCTAATGAAAACTATACAGCAGTACATATGGATTATGATAATGATGTATTTGATTATGGAGATTGGGGTAATGTTTGGTTTATTAAAAATCTAAGACCATGTATGCTTAATTATGATGGTACTGAAGCATATCTATTAGATCCTAATGATTATACAAAGAAAGCAGATGGTACTGATTCAGATATATCAGATAGTACATTTGATGGAAATGTAATGGTAGGAATACCTAAAGTGTATTTTAAAATAGTACCTATTGATGATGATCATTGTAATTTTTATTTCTCAGATAAAAAAGTAGATGATAATTATCATTGCTGGGCTCACATAAATAATTATGGTGATGAAATACCATATTGTTACTTATCTGCATACGATGGATCATTGGTGGATAGTAAACTACGCAGTATTAGTGGATTAATGCCTGAATTAAGAGGTATTAACACACTTCAAGAATTTATAGCTCCAAATAATCAAAATGATGATAATATTTGGTCTATGAATACATATAGTGATTGGTTATTAATAGTACTATTAGGTTTATTAATATCTAAAACAACAAATTCACAAACATCATTTGGATTGGGACATTCAAATGGATCTAGTACTAGTAACACGTATAAAGGATGTATTAATTGTGGATTAGCTAATGATAAAGGATTATTTTGGGGTACAAATGTAACTGGAAGTCCAGTTAAAATATTTGGTATTGAAAATTTCTGGGGTCAATACTATAGGTTTATGCTAGGAGCAATTTATAGTAATGGTATCCAGAAAATAAAACTTACATATGGCACTCAAGATGGTTCTACTGTAGAAGGATATAACCTAACAGGTAATGGATATATCACAATAGATGATTCTACTGTATCAGGCACAGTCTCATCATATAATTCTAAATATAATTCAGGATATTTATTACAATTAGCATTTACTGAAGAAGGTATTTTTATTAAAAAAATGGATGAATCATCTGATTATAAATCATTATATTATGATACATCTTCAATATATTTGAATGGCGGTACATATATTATGACTTCTAGTAATTATTATTACAATAAAAATGATATAAGTATAGTGACTTTATCTGGATTTATAAGTTATGATTCTCAGAATATTTCATATATTAAATGTTTACCAAAAGTTAATTAATAGAAGAGGGATTTAATCCCTCTTCTATTATCTGTTTAATCTAGATCATATTCTTGTTGTATTTCTATTATTGAAGATTTTTTTGTTTTTGAATTAATTTGTAATATGTGATTATCTGCAACCATATATGCGGCTAACTCTAAATCATGAACTTGGTTACCATATTCATCATATAATCTAGCAGCCATTCCATAATATTCATTAGCAGATATAATTACATGTGTTGATACCTGTCCAGACTTAATCTCGTCAGCCCACTCACTATTCAGCATATTAACAATCATTTCATCTGATATTGGAGCTAATCCAAAATCTTCAAAATCCATTGTTTGATCTAGTATAGCTTTTCCCTCTAATGTAGGTAAATCAGATACTGTATATTGATAATTCTGATTACTCAAACTTCCAGTACTAGAAGTTCTTACAAGTATATCATCATCCGTATCAACATTTGGAGGATAATTTTTAAAGTCTTTATTATCTTCATCTACTTGTTGCCATACAGGAGTTAATAAATATTCTTGTTCTGTATCTGAATAATTATCTCCATCTAGTACAGCTTCAAGCACGTCATCAAGATAAGTTCTATAATTCCATCTTACATATGATCTGTTTATTTCATTAGATTCTACATAAATGAAATCATCAGCAAAATATTCATTTGAATCTCTATTAATTTCTATTATCTCAAGATTCTTTAATGAAGTTAATCCATGCATAAAAAATTTAGTTGGTGATATAATAGTAACTTCATCATTCAGTAATTTTCCATTAACCCAGAATTCAAAATGTTTTTTGTCCAAAGGCTTATTAAGTCTTCCACCAAGATCAATATATCCTGATTCTGGAATAGTTCTTAATGTATATACAGATCTCATTGGATATGGAGTAGAGCAAATCATTAAATGTTCATATGCAACATATGTATTCAAGAAAGTTACATCAGTTCCATCTCCATTTATCTCTGCATATAGTGTGGGTTTATTTGTTGAAGGATTTATTAATGGAAATCTTCCCTTATCAGTTAATACATATAATCTATCAGTCTGTATTGAGACATTATCAAGATGAAAGGTTATATATGATTCTGAGTCAGGTCTTATGAATGTCCATTTTTGAGGTGTCTTATCAATGATAACTTTATAGTCAGCAGTATCAGCTACATCATATTGAACTATTACTTGGAATTCATTTGGTATTATAGCCATTCTATTAGATACTTCATGGATATATCCATCTCCAAATACTTCAACCTTTTTAGTCTCAAACTCAATAAGTATAGTAGCTGATTGATTCATTGTTTGATCATCATTCTGGAATACAGTAAATTCCATTGACATATTTTCATTAGGAGCATTGATTGTGTGTATTGGAGTAAATGTTAATATATGTCCATCTTCCAAGAAATCAGAAGTTACATATCCAAATACATGTACATCATATGTTGCATTGTATGCCCAGACATCTCCATTATTAAATCCACTACCAGAAGTTCCAATTACTGACTGCACAATAGTAGTTTGGGTTTCCCATCCATGACCTTTTGATTTATCATCTTTAAATCTAACTTCAAATTTAGATCTATCAAGTATATCCTCAAATCTACCAGCTGTCTCATTGTATATCTTTATATCCTCTAAATGTATTTCATTTTTGTAATATTGATATTCAGGTATTTTGACGTTCATTATATATCCCAAGGTACTATCATCTTCATTTGGATATCCAATTTTAAATGATTGCTCAAAATAGAATGGGAATAATTTTCTTATGCGTAGATGCCTACCTGTATTAACTATTGTATTCTTTGCAGCTTTATTTACATAATCATATACTGTAGTCTCAATATTAAGTACTGCATTTCTTTTCAGTTTCTCATTCTTTATCTGAGTAGCTACAGTTTTATTCAGATATAAAGCCATATCATAAGTATATTTTCCTTTACCAATATATGACAATGTAAATCCATACTTATGATTTTTTTCATCTTTTGTTACTTCTAATTTCCATTTATCTGTATCTGATAAATCTTCCCAATCTTTTGTAGTCCAGTTGAATACTGATATATCATCAATTGTAATATCATCAATATAAGTATTAGTACCATATTCAAGTCCTTCATATGCTACTTGATGTTTTTCATCAGTAATCTCATGTTGAACTTCATTGAATGTTACTGCTGTATTCCATGGTGCAGTTGGATACTGTGATTTTAATGAAGGATAATCGGAAATCCAATCATCTGATAACCAGTTAACTACAAACTTATTCCACTTATAGTCAGCATACTCTGGTAGTTCATATATAATATATCCAGTGACTGCAAATGATCTGACTTTATATAACATTCTATGACCTTGATGTGTTTCATCTGATTCTACAATAACATTCTTACCAACTGATACATTTTTAAATTGTGAATAATATCTAGGAAGATCTTCATATGATGCACATGTAAAATCAGCTTTAACTTGAGCTGCATTCAGTACTGATGTTTCAGGCCATTCAGTTATATTAGTATTATTGATATTTTTTGAATTATGAATTCTTACTTGTTGAATTAATTGATATTCGCCTTTGAATGGTTGATTCATTGGTACTATTTCTGGATCTTCTATAAAAGGATCTGTTGGAGGTACAGTTGTTTGAATTCCATTCCATCTCTTTGTATCATCATATCTAGTACCTTGATACCAGTGATAATCCTGATCACCATTTTGAGGAGCTTCTTCAACATCATTAATATCAACATCTCCAAACATAAATGTACTATTATATTCTGAACTATTAAATTCATCATCGATATTATTAAAGGTATCTGTAACTACTTCAGCATTAGGATTACCTGGATCTAAATCTTTAAATGTCAGACCACTTTCAAGTTCTACCTGTGATATTCCTTTATAAGGATCATTTGTTAATTCAGATACAAACATATGAAGTGTTGTATTTTCACAATCAGTATATACTTCTTGACCAACAGTATATCCAGCACCTGGATCCACTACTTTTATATCTTCAATTCTATATACATAATATTGCTCTGCTGGTTCAAACAATGATGAGTTTTGTAAATCAGCTACTGAGTTGGCATTAACATAGATACTATCAATACTTCCATCTGTTACTACATTGAAGTCAGTTATTTGTTTACCAGCTAAAAATACTTCATATTGAATATCTAAGTCATGTGTATTTTCAAATTGATATACAAGATTATCAGTATCATTAAATTGATTGGCATTTGTTTTATCAGATGTATCATCATATAAAATAGTATTATCTGTAATATCAACTTGTTTTGATGATATAAGTATACATAATCCAGATCCTATACCAACATCTTTCTTAGTTTCATATAATCCTGTAATATCATATTTAATTGCATATTGCAATAATGGAGTTACTGATGTTACTACTCCCTTTTCTATTGAAGATACTAAGAAATAGAATTTATCTTCAAACTTATCTGATACTAATTCAACTATATCTCCAATTGAATATCCTGTTCCACCAATAGATGCTGCTGATGATTCTATTCTATACCAAGTATCTGATATATAGTCATATGGTATATCATTTATTCTATTATCTATTGCTTTTATTAATGGATCTATATCAATTCTATATAATGGAAGATCATCAATTGCTGAATCAATAATCGTTACTTGTTTTATTACATTAGATGCTGTTTCTGAGAAAGTGATTGATTCATCTTCTATATTATTAAGTATTTTATTCTTGTAAACATTTACACTCATTGATAGAGCATCTGCTAAATATCTAATTGATTTACTATCATCCCATGCAGAATTATCAATCAGAAAGTTTGATAAATTTGTACAAGACTCTTTCACTAACTCATAGTAATTAATATAAGCTTCATCATCAAGATTATTTTCTGCTATATAAGTATATGATTCATTGAGTAAAGTTTCAGTATCAGATAGTAAACCTGAGACATCAATATTTTCTCTACAATCAATATACTCTTTCATTTGCGAACATAAATCAATTAATTTATCATATGTCTCTTCTATGTACTCTAACAAATTAGTACTAATATAAGATCCATATTTCTTAATTAAAGAACTCCATTCTTGATATGACTCTTTTGCATCATCAATATCATCTTGTAAATCAATATTTAATTTTGGATCATATGTTTCTATATTAGTTTCAATAGATAATATGATATTAGTAATCTTCATTACATATCTATCTACTGCATGATCATTCATAATTTTTTCATGAGTTACTGTTAGTGGTTTAATAGTAATACCTAATCCTGGACCATCTGATATAGAATCATATAAATTATTTTGCCATAATGGATTTCTAAAACTTGTAGCAATATCATCAATAAATTCAATTGACTTAGCTTTGTTGATATTCCCTTCTACTTCAGTAATCTTATATACACCTATATTTTTGACATATATAATATCATTAATATCATGATCAAATCCACCTGTTACCAATTCAATAGTATCAATTTTATATACATCTGAATATGTAGGCTGATCACTATCTGGTATATATTCAGTATCTATAGTATTTAGATATTCAATAATTGCATTAAACAATTCTGAGTACTCATCAAGTTTTCCAAGTATATCTTTTTCAGGATTTACAACTGAATCAAGTGTATTAAATGTATTCTCTTCTTCATCTAATAGTATTTTCCAAGTATCAAGTTGATTCTTTAAATCACTCAAACTATTAAGTGCTAATGTTTGATTATCATCATTTGATCCTGATAAATATGATAGAAATGACTTTATTGAATCTCCATATAATTTAATCGTATCAAATACTTTTTGTTCACTTTCTGTCCATGGAAGTTTATCACTATCAATAATAGCATATAAATTATTCAATGATTGTACAAATGTGTCTCGATAAACTAAATATGTTGATATGTCAGTAATCATAGATTCTAGTACTTCATCACAATAACTTAGTTTATCTAATATGGCATCATCTTGATCATATCCAAAATTCTTCCAGTAATCAATTAATACTAATTTGAGATTATGAATATCATTATCACTAGTATTTATATACTCCATTATATTACCAATCATTTCATCAGAGTAACTAATATTTGGAACAAATGTACCAAATAATTTTGATGTTGATTGGAATAATAAATTTCTAGCAGTTTTTACTTCATCTGACCATGGGTACTCAAATTGATTAATATCATATATTAAACTAGTATCATCAGGATTTTCTTTTTGGAATATCATTAGTGTTTTTAAGTTATTAATCGTATCCATAAACTTATTCATATCTACTGAATAACTCTTTTCAAATACTGCATTAATTTGTTTTTCAAATCCATCTGATATAAATACTGCTTCTTGATATTCTTCTAGTTTATCTTCATATACTTTATGATTATTATTGTCATTATATACTTCAGCAATTACTGATTTTATGGAAGCAAATAATTCATTATATTTATTCATCATTGCAGTAATATCATTTATCTGATCAATAGTAAATGTATTAGTATCCAGATCATATATAGTCTTTATAATAGTACCAAGTAATGATTGCATTTCAAATAATTGATCTTTGATCTCAATAACATTATCAGTATTTAATTGATAATCATTTCTTTCTAATACATCAATTACATTTACCAGATCATGATATACATTCTGTATTACATTATCTACTTCAAGTTCAACTCCACTAATAGTAGGAAGGAATTTATCAGTATCAAATGATTCTCTTGGTCTTCTAGCAGTATGTGATGAGAAATCATAGTTATCAGTAATCTTAGCAATGTAATCAAAGTATGATGGAGTCCATTGTTTATTTAAGTACTGCTCAAAATTAGTTACTTTCTGATATCCTAACCAATTTAAATTGATGGCTTCTTTCATCTTATCAATTGCATCATCAAATGGAAATTCATTATTACTATTTTTCAAGTACGTAGCTAATCCTAATTTGTAATATGGATCCATAGTATTCAGGAATAAATCATTAAACCTTTGATATGATGGATTATCTATTACATGCTCTATAGCTTCATATCTATAGTTGGTAGTAGTAAGTCCTTTGTATATTGATTGTATACCCATCCAATAGAACTTCTCCATGAAGATTTCTCTAAATGTACCTTCTTTTTCATACTCAAACTGGTTCATATCATCATCCCACGATGCAGTAGCTCTAGTAATTGGAATAGTCTCTTTATTCACATTGATAGTATCAGTATAGAAAAAGAATGCTTTAAATATTCTATTGGATATAGAAGTACTATCATCAGTTTCTGATAATAAATATACATCAGGAAAATGATGTTCTACATTTAATATGTATGGTCTCCATACTTCATTATTTGAATCATATTCAAATGTCCAGAAATCAGTAGTATCTATAGGTCTTTGAAATCTGATAGTACCTTCTAATCCAGATTCCCATAAATCCTTCTTTTTCATTCCACTCAGTATAATAGATACATAGTACTTATCTACTATCTGCTGAGGAATATAAATTAGTGGTGATAAATAAAACCATAAAGTTAGACTTTCATCTCTATTAGGTGTATCTTGATCATCTAACCACTCACTATATATTCCATCTTTCTTAATTTCTTTAACAGTCTCTAGGAACTCCTCATACTTAGTATCATATTCATCATTATGATCAATCTCTAGTACATCAAGAAACTGATTATATGCACTATAAATATTTCCTAAATCTGTTTTAAGTTTTTCTAACCACGTATTTAGTACTTCATCATTATTATTTACTTTAATATCAAATCTAAAGTCTTCAATAGTATCAGCACCTATAACAATTAAGTTCCTTAATTTATCAAGGTATGAAATGTACTCATTATCAGCATCATCTCGTTCATATTCAAATGCATCTGATAGTACTACTGGTCTTATCATTTCTTTAGTTTCATCATGTGATTCTTTCATACCATTATTCATATCAACATAAATATTTCTATTTGCTCCTGATGATCTGAATTTACCATATACTTCCTTACTTATTTCATGATTAATAGTTACTACTTTCTGGAAGTCAGCTAAGTATGGTCTATTGATAACATCAGTTGGTAGTAGTATAGGAAACTCATGAAGAAATTTAGGTACAAATACGGATAGCCATAAGTTCTGTTCAGATGTTGTTTCTGATAGTATTAGGTTTCTATTGTACTCACTCATTTCAGATAAATCAATATATCCATCTTCAATAGGTAGAAATTCCATATTATCACCTAATACATCAACTGATGTAACATCATCTGTTCTATATCCTGAATCATTACTAACTTTATTTACAGTAATAACTACTTTGGATGAATTACGTATATGATCATTAGTTAAATATGATACAGGTAATTTCCATCCCCATATTTCTTCACATTGATATCTACTAATGAATACTCTACATGATGCATTGGTATCAAATTTATATATGTATATAGGAAAATTAGCTTTCTTCCAGTAAGTATTATAGTTCCATCTAATAGTAACTTCTTTATCATCTATTCTAATCTCGTACTCTGAATATACTCTTTGATTTACAAACATCATACAGAACCATTTGAATTTATCCCAATTATTAAGCATATCTTCTACTTTAATCCATTTACGGAAGTACTGAGATAATTTAAATTTATCTCTCATATCAGATGATATAAAGTTTTCTGTTGGTATAATAATAGAACACGTATTAGATGATATATCTATATCCACGTCTTTCATAGTACAATTCCATTGAAAGAAATGTGTATTATCATGATTATTTGCTTTTAATTTATGAGATGAATTTAAATAGATATCTTTTAATGTTTCTACTACTTTATCTTGACTAAATGTATTAGTAGTAATTGCATCTTTTCTAAATGCACTTGATCTAGTTCCATCATAATCAGGAATTTCATATCCTTCACTAATTAATGTATTTCTATTGAATAATTGATCAGCTGTACTAATATTTTGATCAAATGCTTTTTGGTACCATTCTGGATCAAATGGACTCCATTTATTTTCATACATAATTGCTATTACCTCCTGTTATTAATATTTAAAGCTAAGTCGATCACCATCCTCTAATAAATATAAATACCTATTAATATCGAAGAGGAGGTTAATTATGGCTACTACTTTACAAAACTTAGAGAATACTATTGAAGACTTAAAAGCTGATATATCAGATCTTAAAAAATCTATTAGTGGTCTTCAAATTGATTTACAAAATACTGTTACTAAGAATAAAAAAATATTACCTGGAATTGGTACTAAGATTGGTTATGATTCAAATGGATTAGTTACTTCATCAATGGAACTTGAAGTAAGTGATTTACCTACAATTTCTATTAGTAAAGTAACTGGACTTAGAGATGAACTTGATAGTTATGTTACTTCAGATTATTTAGATAAGAAATTAAAAAATCTAACTACTACTATTGATAAGTCAACTCCAGTAGCTACTGGTATTAAAGTTAATTATGATAAAAATGGATTAATAGTATCTAGTAGTGATGAGTTATTATCAGAGGATATACCTCAATTATCTATTGATAAGATAACTGGTCTTACTGATAGATTATCTAATATTGAATCATTATTAAATGAAACTACTACTGAAGATACTAAATCTAATACTATCTTTAATGCAGGTGAATATACTAAAATAACTATAGATGCAAATGGTAATATAGTTAAAGGTTCTAAATTATCTATCAATGATATACCTATTGATATTATTACTAGATTAAATGAATTAGAACTATCAATAGGTTCATGTGTAAATCAAGATGTTATAACTACTCTATCATCTAAAGTAATTAATAAACTAGATGCTAATGATCCTATTATTTCAGGTACATATACTAAAGTATCAGTTGATCAGAATGGTTTAATTACTAATGGATCATCATTGGAGTATGAAGATTTACCTGATAGACTAATAAATGAAATAGATAGTATTAAATCTCAACAAGAAGATATGGTAACTGGTACCAAATTAGTTGATATAGTTAATCAGATAAATGAAAGATTGAGTATTATAGATACTTTATTCACAACATATGATGAGCAAATAAGTAATAAAGCTACTAATGAAGATCTTACTAGTTATAAAATGGATATGATTCATTTAGAAGATTTAGTTAATGAACTTAATGAGAAAATACCTAATGATACTATTATGGAACAACTAAATCTGATTACTAAGAATTTATCTAATTTAGATGGTAGAATATCAGTAATAGAAAATAAATTAAATATTACTTCAGATATTTAATTTTTTATTTTTCAAAAAATAAAAAATTGGAAACTTCCCCTTAGAATTATTTTACGTAACAAGTAAAGCATATATCAATATGTTTTACTTGACGTATACGTTTACTGTAAAACTCAACTTTAGGTTGATTTTACGTAAACATACGTTTTTACGTAAAATATATAATTGAAAATTCGAGCACTTTTTTCGGCACCTTTAGACCAGCAAATTTGCTGGGGTTAGAGCATAAAATAATTTACGACTATAAAATTTTATTAAAAATAATAAAAATAAAGAGAGGTTAAATACCTCTCTTTATCTTTATTTTTATTCTCTAACATTTCTGTACATCTCTACCATTTTATGTGATATTCTGTAAACTAGTTCATTTACATCTTTCACTAAGTTTTCTTTCCAGTCTTCATTAGGATATCCTTTGATTTTTGATTCGTACTCATTAATATCAGTCTTAATACTGAATAAAGACTGATATAATATATTGCATGAGTTACTTATTAATTTTTCTCTTGGCATATTTAGCTTATTCTCCTGCAATTCAATTACATCCTTTTCATGTAATATCTTACATTCAAGAATAGATATTTGGAATATCTCTAACTGGTGTTCTGCGTTTATTGAATTATTAGATTTCTTCTCTTCTGTGTTAAATTCATCAAAGCAATTTTGTTTTGTTAATAAAGCCATCTTTTAATCCTCCTCCGAATCATCAATTTGGTATTCTGTATCATATAGGTCTCTATCATTATATTCTATATCATCCATAACATCTTCCTCCTATTTGATACCTGTTAACTTGTACAACACATCCTGGAAGTCTCCGAATCTGCGATATCTGTATTTAGATTGTGCTAAGCACATCTTTACAGTTATATCAACTTCGGTTTCCTTGTCATTAACTTTCCTACCCCATCTTGTGACTTTGAGATTTAGATTTTCTCCTTCGCATAATCCTTCAAAGAAATGTGCAGGAATGTTATCGAATGTATCTCCGAAATATGGGAGATAGTATTCTTTGTCACCTGATGTTACAGTTAATCCATGATCAGATAAATTGTCGCCTTCTTCTGATACTAACCATAGATTTACTATTTTATCATTTGCAGGTTCAAGAATTTGATGATTATCAATTGCCAACTGTAATATATCCAGCTTAGCACTATCCATGAACAAGTCATTGATACGAGTTGGTGAGTTAGGAATTATAAAAGCATCAACTGCAAGTGTTCCTGTGATTGTTACCTTATCTTCTGTTTCATCGATTGTTAGATTAGTTGCCTCTTTGTTCATTAATTCATTACTCATTTTATATTTCCTCCTTTGAGATTCTTATAGGTTTAATTTTGGTTGTTTTTACTTCTGTCATTGATATCTTTGTGGTTTTAACATTAGTAGTTTTTACTTCCACCGTTGAAATCTTTGTTGTTTTAAAATTACTCATGATTAAATCCTCCTTAGATAATTAATATACCATATTCAGTTTTTATGTAATAATGATAACTTACTCTTATCTTATTACACTATTAGAATATATCGTTAATACTGAAGAATATGCGATAAAAAGAAAAGAGGGTATTTAAACCCTCTTTTCAATATTTATTTTTATAACTTAATATGCACCTCTTTATTCTTCGATAACTCAAGATGTCTATTGCAAATAGTTGGTCCAATATATACCATAGTACCATTTCGATTCTTTCTCCAGAATCCTCGACGCTCCCATGAATCAACATAGTATTCTCGTTTGATTATACCACCTTTTTTAGTTGCTTCCCTGATATAACTCTTTGCTTCATTTGATGTCATTAATATATGGCGTATTGCATATTCTGGTTTATTATTCTGGACCCTAGATTTTGATGATGTAGCATGAGTATTTGTAGGTTGTTTTAACTTGGTTTCTTTAATCATCTTAGATCTTTCAGGTCTATCATGTAATACTAATAACATTGCACACAAACTCATGATTGTTTCTATGATGCCAGGAAGATCAAATATTCCTTTTGGAATGAAATCCATTACTTCACATATCCCAGCTGGAAAATTATCTCTAGGATTCTTTAGATGAATATATGTATCAATCAATGATATATTGGCTACTTTGAAATCATGCAGATTTACAAATCTCAATAATGCTATTATAGACATATCATGGTTTACATCATGCTTGATATAAAATTCACAACAATCTGAATCCTGATCATATTCAAAATGAAAGATAGATGGCTCCTCAGTTCCTTTAAATACATTAACTTTTAGAGTTTTATCAATTCCAAATCGTTTTTCAATTAAAGCATTGCCTAAATCAACAGCTTCATCCTTTTCATATTTATCCTCCAGATATTCATTAATAAACTTCCATTCTCTTTTGGATAAATCTACTATTGGAATAATATTTCCATCTTTCTCATTGCCCATTATTACTTTTGGAAAAGTACCTTCTACTTCGGATTTGAACTTAGGTTCCATGACAGCTTCAGTATGGTGGTGCCAATTATTCAAACCAACAAGGTGTTTTATATCATTTAAATTAGATGAGGTAAATACCATCTTTAATACACTCTTTTCTAATTTCGTATGATATTGAAACTGGGCTAAATCATTATTCATCAATTCATCACCGATACTACTAATTATAATATCTAATGTAGTTTGAATATTATCAATAACATCAAAGAATCTTGATCTGGATGTTTTAAGATTATGCTTTCTGATAAAATTATCAATATCATAATCTTTTTTAGATACCATCAATGGTTGTACATCCGAATGCATCTGAAAACAATTGTCTTTTCTTAATAGAGCATGATATATTTCACACACATTATCATTATCATTAAATATATAAAATAATATAGTAGCACGTGCGCTGCTATCATCGATACCACTTATCATGTGAAAATATATTGTGCATGGTTTACTATTATTGAATCTAACCTTACAAATTACATTCTCATTTGGATATTTCTTATACAATCTATGGATATTGTCATTAATTTTATCAATATTATCAATGTATGATATCCCTGTTGTATCTCCAGAAGTTAATTCTGTATTAACAGTAATTTGTGGCAGTTTTCTAAAATATAGATCATGTAAACAACTTTTTGTATATGTTGTAATATCATCCATCATATCTTTTCTAAACTTCTTTACATTCGGATTTATATATGTAAATATATCACTCCGCATTACTTGCACTTTGTTATTTGTGATAGATCCTGGTGTTACTCTAAAAGTATTCATTTTGTAAGACATTTCTATTTCCTCCTTTTTATTGATATAATTTAGTTATATATCATTATTATAAGAATATATAATTTCAAAGAAAGGAAATGCGTGATATAACATGAATTTAGATATTTATAATACACATATGGAATTATATCCATATAAGAAAGATGATTATCCTGTAATTGAAAAGATGTATACAGCAGTTGATAAATTTACAGGTTTAGATAAGCCTTGTGGATATATGATAGAAGATGGTAAACTATTATTGCCAAGAGGTACATCAATTTCTAGATTGGAAAGTATATGCGATGTAAAAGCAAATTATATTAAAGAATCAGATTCTTTAGAAAATATGGATAAAAAATTCTATCCAGTATATGAACCTAGAAATGATGTACAAAAAGAAAGTATTGAATTCTTAATAGGTAAACAACATCAATTGGCATTGAACTTAAAGACAGGAGTCGGTAAAACATATTGTGTTGCATATGCGATTACTGAATTGAATGAGAAGGCTTTAATAATTACACCTAATGAATCTATTAAACAACAATGGCTAAATACATTTGTTAAGATGTTTGACTATAGGTCAAAAGATCTTATGAATATTGCTGGATCAAATATAATAGCTGGATTGATTGATGGATCAATAGAAGAAAGAAATGTGTACTTTGTTAATCATCAAACACTACATAGTTATATGACTTCTACTAATGGATATATGTTGCATGAATTTTTCAAGAAGATTAAAGTTGGTATTAAAGTATATGATGAATCACATATGAATTTTGGAAATATTCTATTGATGGATTATTATTCCAATACTAATAGAACTTGGTATATTACTGCAACATTTGACAGATCGGAGAAAACTGAATCAGAATGTTTTAAGAGAGCATTTAGTTCTGTTGAAGCATACGGAGATATTGAGTCAGCTAAATTGGTTGATAAACATGTAGTATATCATGTAGTAAAAATTAATAGTAGAATATCTCCTAAAGATAGATCTAGAGTAATCGGATATGCTGGAATGACTGCTGCATCATATGGAAGATATGCATTCTTGAGTGATCCAAATAATACAGCTTATCATGCAATATTAGAGATACTGAATAAAGTACAAAATGTTGAAGGCAAAGTTCTTATATTTGTACCTTTGATAGAAGCAGTAGATGAGGTTGTAAAGAAACTTAAGAAAGACATCCCAGATAAATCAGTAGCTGCATATCATTCTAAATGTACAGCTGATGAAAAAGAATCAGCAGAGAAAAAAGATATCATTGTATCTACAATTAAATCATGCGGAACTGGTCGAGATATTCCTGGACTAAGAGTATTGATATGTTGTGAACCAGTAGCATCGAAAGTGGTTGCTGAACAAATGATCGGAAGGTTGCGTCCATATGGAGAAAATATGGACACTTACTTTTGGGATGTAATTGATATATGTTTAGCTCCAATAAATTGGTGGTGGAAAGCTAGATATAAAAAGATACAGGATCTTGTAAAGAAAACTGTATATATTGATATAGATAGTTAAAAAAATAAAGAGAGGTTAAATACCTCTCTTTATTTTTAATTACCACATTTCAATATTTCAATTTAAATTCATTAAATAATTGAGATTTATCATTTCTTATCTTTTTATATTTGAGAAGTAATATGTATATAATTCTATAATCAGCAATACGCCCTGGTGAATTTAATAACTCATAAATATTACATTTACTCAATTGAGGAGTCTCACTGCATTCATATTTGTTTACTGGAATCAAACATGATTTGCCCGAATTAACTCCATTAAAATTATACTTAACTATTGGATTAGTTACTTCATTAGCATCTACTGATATTTCAATCGTCGATTGTAACTTATCATCTATATATATTCCCAAAGTATATGTAATCCTGTCTTTATCATACCATCCATATACATATAAAGCACAATATGTTCCTTTTGCAAATGAATATTTGATACCTGATTCAGATGAAGATGCAATATCTATATATAATGGATGGGAATTTGTGGGTTGACAATTTGGCAATGCAGTAATCATATATTTCATAAATAAATATAGATCTGTCGCCGTAAACTTATCATCTATAAATTTATTCTCTTTAACAGTATTATCTGGTGTCGCTTCTTTGAATTTCACCGGATGGCTAAATAAATTATAATAATATCCAGATACTAAAATAAGTGCCACAGATATAAATTTATCATATGATTTATCTACTTTTGAATACCAGCTCATTTTGGCAAATTCTTCAGTATCAATAAATATATCTTCTTTATTCGTATAATATTCAACTGAATGTTTTATTGGATTATTTAGATCACTTACACAAATCTTGCATATATCTTTATCATTAAAATCTAATCCCTTATATGATATATCAATCTTAACATCTTTAATAGTCGTTAATTCACGATAACGAATTATAAGTGAAATAAATTTTAATTCATGTTCCACATTGATCTGAGATGATAAACTTACGATAAAATAATCAGATGATAAGTCTGATCTAGTATCACATATTATTTCATAATACCGATAATTTATCTCTTTATTATCTGAGTGCGGTTTTGGTATCATTACCAATTCCAAATTCTTTGGATTTCTTTTAATGATATTTAATATTGCATCTCCAAATTGATTGAATGTTATAGGTGTTTCACTGGGAAAAATATTTTTAAGTGCATCCTCAAGAATACTCATTTATTTACCCCCTATTTATAATTGAATTGTGATTCTTTAGACTTATAACTTTTGCATCGACATGTAGGAGTGCACATTAAATCTGGCCATGTTCCTGCTACTACATGTTTCATAACAACCTCATTTAATTCATCAATTATTTTCTTTTCATCTTTTGAATACATGCATACTGAATTATGCATGCATGTGTCACATTGATAAGTACTTTCTTGTTCCATTGTTATTTCCTCCTTTAATTATAAATTATAATAATATTTAGCTGCAATTTTAAGTGCTGCAAAAATTGGATTATCTAAATCATCATGCTGTACTTTTGGTGATGAATAATACCACTTCATATATTGCTGCTCATCTTTAAAGAAATCAATAAAGCAGTCATTAATATTAGCATAATAATTAATAAGATCTTCTCCATCTTTATGTATATCAATATTGCATATACCATTTGGACTAAAATTGTCATCTTTATACCATATATCAATTATAGTATGATCGAAAGATCTTAATGTACTATATCTTATATTGAATTCAATTAATCTTAATTCTTTCTCATTAGTAATTTGCACAATCATATCTACTTGATAATATCCAACTGGATTATTAGATCTATAATCACATAACTTTATATGATGTCTATAATTTAAGTGATTTTTATCATCAAAAGATTTTGTTGTAACTGGTTCAAGTTCTGCTGGAATATTTAAAACATTCCGTAATAGTTTATCTCCAAAATCCCCAAATGATATTAATGCTTGATCAACATCAATATCCTTTATTGCTTCCTCTATAATTGTCATACCTTTATCCCCTCTTTTCATCTTGTACAAAATATTTACATTTTATGACCGTCTCTGTTAAACATTCTGGCCATGTTCCCATAGATATTGCTCTTGATAAAAATCCCTCTAATTCGGAATTTCTCTCTTGTACTTGTTTCGTGAGTTTACATACATTAACACATACACATGAATCGCACGTGCATCTTATTTTTACTTCTGTTCCCATATCAGATCTCCTTTAATTCATTAATGATGGTAAATTGATTGGGTAATCTAAGAACCGCTTATTATTTAAAGAACTCAAAGAAGCCATATCAACTTTATCAACTATTTGTGATTTTATATTATCAATATCAGATTCACTCAATAATTGATACTGTGTTTCTATATTAGTACACATAAATGCTGTTTTGATATCTTGCCTATATTGTGCTGGAAATGACTCTAATATGGAATCTATTGAACTGAAGTCTTTCAATATAATTTCATTATCCAATCCATTTTTTATTATATTAAGAAACTTGCCATATCCAAATCCTTTAGCAGATTTAATATTTCTAATCTTTGATCCTTTAATAGACAATAGTAATTTATAATACATTTCAGAATTGAATATTGCTAAATCAAAAGGTGATTCATCTTTTACTATACTTCTTACTGTATCTTCAATTGTACTATATACACCAAAGTGATTAAATCTCCTTTTAATATAAATATCTAGGAAATTTCCTTGAAACATATATAGGGTATCAAATATATCTGCACTAATGATAACATTCTTACTATTATCAAATGTGGATACTATATATGGAATTATAGATCCATCAAATGTATCAGCTTTCAATAAATAACATTTATCAATATATGATAATATCAATTCTACTTCTGGAATGATTGTATTATTTAGCAATTCCCCAACCAATTTGAATTGAGGATTCTGCATATATCTATTATGATAATAATTCCTATAGAATTTATTATATACAGACATCTGTTGTTCATTATTAGATAATGAAGTGATATAGAAATACATTTTCACATCACATTTTTCTTTTCTGAAATATGCTTTATAACTTGCCATTAGATTTAATATTGCTGATTCTAATTCTATAACCATCTTTTGTTTATAGAAATTTACCATTGGTAATATTCCTTTATACATCGAAATATTATGTAATACACATTCTAAGTTTATAAATACATTTACATTATCTCCAGGCTGTATATTCAATGTACTTCTATGTACATGCTCATCAATCATATTCCATTTTAGCATTAGAGAACCTGCCGTAACTCCAATACCAGGTTTATATACCTCCATTTTTGTTCCTCCTAAATTGTTGATTCTGTTAGTTTGATTTGATTCATTGGAACCCCTATATCTTTCGATAATACATTCTGATATAAAGTTATTTTATTATACAGAAATTTATACTTCTTTAATTTTATCTTTTCTTCTTTCATATCAATATCTGAATCAAGATAAATATTAACTATAATATTAGATCCCATTAATCCTTTACTGATTGCATAATCAATTCCACTTATATAATCACTTCCAAGTACCGCGATATATGCAGAATTATTTCCTGTATTAAAATTCTTATATGCTGATAATATATCAAATATTCCTTCAGCAATATTTACATATACTAGATCTTTTGAAAATATATCTATTGAAGTTGCAATAGTATAGAATGATCTTACACTTGGTTCTCTAACTACTGGAATCTTTCTCCATCTGACATCATCTCGAAAATTTCGTGATAAAATGTATGATCTGTCATCAGACATGAATGATATTGAATCTTGTATAGATGGTAATGTATTACTGGTGATACTACATCTTCGAAGATATTTTTTAACAGGTTCCATAGTCCATACTATTTTAAATTTCTCAATATCCTGATATTCAAATCCTTCTCCTAATCTATGTTCTATATATTGAACTTGCTTAGAATTTATGTCAATATTTCCTAATTCAAAATTCTTGCCAGATTTATGATAATAATTAATTCGGTTATAATTATTATTGGTTATAGGATTAATATTTTTGATACCTAATTTATCCAAGAAAAATTTATTTACTTGACCTTTGGAATTACATAAGAAACATATATACAACAAAGGCTCTGATGGATCATAACTACATTTTATATAGCAATGAGAATCTTGAGCATTCTTTTGGCTATCCCCACATATAGGACATCTTATGCGGTACATCTGCTCATTCACTTTTCTAAATACAGGACTTTGCTTTTGTATCGCTTCTAAAATCTCAGTTTTATCTAAAGATGCAACCATAACTTTCCTCCTTATTCACCTTCTTACTTCAAAATCATAATATATATTTTAAAATTATATATTATTAGTATATAGAGGTTATGAATTAACTTAGAATTTAAACCCTATAAATTCAAATGTAAAGGAGATTTAAAATCATGGAAAACAAAAATGTAGGCATTATAGGAATTGGTAACTGTGGTTGCCAAATCGCAAATTTAGCCGAGAAGAAGTATCCGACTCTATTTGATTGTATTTATTTTAATACATCATCAGATGATCTCGCTATGGTATCAACAGATACTGGACTAAAGTTCAAATTAGGAGATGAAGACATTAAAGGATCAGCTAAAATTAGATCTAAATCATTTGAGTATTTTGAGAAAGAACTTCCTCAAATTATATCAAACGAAGCAATCCAAAATGTAATTCTAGAAAAGAGTCATATATTTATCATTACTTCTGTAGCAGGTGGTACAGGATCCGGAGCTGCACCAGCTATGCATAAGATAATGAGTAATCTGTTCCCTGACGTGAATTTCATTATGGTGGCTATTCTTCCTAAACAGGAGTCATCAGAATTAGAGTTGGAAAACTCATTAGAGTTCTTAGAAGACCTATATGAAAATCTTGGAACAGATATCACATATATGATGTATGATAATGAGACTACATGCAACGAGAAGGGATCATTATCTTTAACTAAAGTAAATGAAAATGTAGTTGAAGATATCAGGATTCTTACAGGTGTAGATAATTATCCAACACCATTTGAGAGCATTGATGCGGCAGATATGGATTCACTTCTTACAACTCCTGGCAGGTTATTAGTTGCCAGAATAAATAAAGGTGTAACTGAGAAAGCTATGGAAGATAATAAACTTGATGAGATCATTATTAAGAGCATTAAGTCTTCATGTCATGCAGAGACTGACAGGAATAAGAAAGTTGTTAGATGGGGAGTTGTAACATATTTCACTGAAGATGTGAATAATTTGTATGTTGCGAGTTTGGATGCATTGAAGGAATTCTTGGGAACTCCAGTAGAAAGATTTAACCACAATGCAATCAATTCTGGCAAAGAGGATATGAACTTTATATATCTGATTGCCGCAGGATTATCACCAATTAATGATAGAGCTGTTAAGATTAAAGAAAGAATTGAATATCTCAAAGAACAGAAGGCTGATAATAATAGTTATGTATTATCAGGTACTTCTACAAACACAAATGAGAATAGAAAGAATCTTAATAACAAAACTAATACTTCAGGTGAAATAAATTCACAAGAGCTTTTAGCTTCACTGAGAAGAAAATAAAATTCTGGTAGAGAGGGAATAAAATCCCTCTCTATCAATCACTTTTTTAAGTAACTAAATTAAAGGAGGCAAGTAAATGAAATTAATCAAAAACATTAAAGACTGGAGCAAAGATAAATTATATAAAAATATATTAACTCCAGTTGATGATTTGATAGATCAAAATTTAAATGATATATCAACCACCATTGGATCATTTGTAATAAGATCTGTTAGGGGAAAATTTCAACGTTCTATTACTATTCCAATTGGAGGTCAAAATTCATATAATAAATGGATGGAAGATGCATTGTATGAAATATTATATGAATGGAATAATATTAAAAGTGCTAGTAGATTAGAATTATCTGCAGGTAGTAGAGCAAGAGATAAAGATGTAATATACTATAGACTTGATGATGGAACTCATAATTTGAAGTATAGAAATTTTAATATACTTCTGCATATTCAATCATCAACAGTATCTGTGACAAATATGAGATCTTCAACAATGAAAATCTATACTATTATCACATATGATTTATCACCTGATTTTGTTGTTAAATTTGAGAATGATATGCTCAAACATCGAAATTCATTATTGAAAATAAATAAAGATCTTCCAACAGTAAATCTATATCAAGATTATCATGAGTCAGATGGTTATACGTATTGGGAATCATGTGGTAAGATTAGTAAGAGAAGACTTGGCACAATATATTTGCCATATGATCAAAAGAAACAGATTGTTGATACCGTAAATGAATTCGTTTGTAATAAAGAATATTACCGCAAACATGGTATTGTTCATAATTTAAAAATTCTTTTATATGGGGAGCCGGGTCCACAACCAGTTTCTGAGATAATTCCAACTCCAGATGGTATGAGAATATTTGGTGATATAATGCCAGGTGATATGGTATTTGGACCTGATGGAAATCCTACTGAAGTAGAAGAAGTTTATGAATATACACATTTGGATGTGTATACTGTTCTATTAGGTGATGGACGTAGGATTAGATGTGCTGGTGAGCATAAATGGCCAATAATAACAAATGATGGTAATATCATTGAGAAAAGCGTAGATGAATTACATGCAGAAAGATTGTATGATGAATCAAGCAATCCAAGATTCTATATGCCTTTAGGTAAAGCTGCCCAATATCCAGAAAAAGAATTACCTGTAGATCCATGGGTACTCGGCGTTATTCTAGGATGTTGCAACTTTAGTAATCCGGATCAATTATCAATAAATACACAGCATGAGCAAATCGCAAATGCAGTTGCATTTATATTAGAGCTTGATGTTAAATCATTTGGTGATGATACTTGGTATTTCTATAATAAAGATGGATCAGCAGTAAGTACAAAAGAGTTCTTCTCAAATATACCAGAAATATATCAACTTTATGATGGCAATGATCATTTTGATCAAATAGAGTATAATATATTTATTCCTGATTATTATATATTCAATTCAAAGATTAATAGATTACAATTAATTAGAGGATTGATGGATGCAAGAGGCAAATTTAATGAAATTACAAATCCAAATGTAAATCCGAAGAATCATCTTATATTCTATTCAACTTCAAAGAAATTATGTTCACAAGTAACATTTATTATTAGAAGCCTAGGATATATGTGTAAAGATAATGAATACTCAACCATTATTTGTTGGAATGGAGATAAGTATTTATTCTATCAAGAATTAAAAGAAGATGATAAGAATTATGAAGAAGAATCTGTTAGATCAATAGCTATTATAGATATCATAGAGATGTTTTATAAAGAAAATATGCATTGCCTCCATGTAAAGAATGATAAGCATATGTATCAAACTACAGATTTTGCTGTAACATTTAATACCGGCAAAGATAGCATAGCTAAAATGATTGCTTCAGAATGGAATAGGGAAATCTACTATATCAAAGGCGGCAAAGATGGTAGGTTTATACCACATGCTTTAACTGATGTTGATGATAATATCAGGTATCCTTTGTATTTGATTTCTGATATTGATAAGTATCCATATCTTATCAATGAACCAGATATAAATATTACTGATGGAGAAGCAAAGGAAGATGCAATAAAACAGAAACAATTATTTGGTGAAATGATTAATGCACTTGATGGAGTATTATCTAATGAAGATGCTATTATAATAATGACAACAAATCATATTGAGAAGTTTTCTGATACTTTCCTGAGACCAGGAAGAGTTGATCTTAAAATGTATATTTCATATGTCACTCCAGAGGTATTCAGAAAATATGTATTTGATTTTTATCATGTAGAATTACCAAAAGATATTAAAATCAAAGATAAGATAACGGTTGCTATGATGCAATTTGATGTTGTATTTATGAAATTACCTGTAGATGAATTTGTAAAGAAATATACTCTATAACAAACAATATAGTAGTGGGGTTTATCCTCACTACTATAATTCTTTTAATAGGAGGGACTAAAAATGAAACTATTCTCTGATAAATTGAGGGAAGCTGGTATTAGTTCATTTTCTTCATTTGAAGATCTATTTAATATAACAAATAATATTATTAACTCAAATGTGACTCATCTAATTCCAGTATGTGATCCAAGTGATAGTATGTCATACATGAGATATGATGAGATGGCTACTATAAGTCAATATAGTACTATAGAATTCATTCAAGCTGTGTATGTTGAGATCAGAATTGATTCTGACAGTATGTATATGAAATTTAATCGTTCATGTATCAATCCTTTGAATAATGGAATCAATGCTAAGATATATCCAATATTCTCTATCAATTTCACAGATGCCGATCTTGGTAATAAGAAATCAGTATCTATGTTTGATGGTGGTAATGATTATTTGATCAGTCTACTAAAATATGATGTAGAAGGTAGAGCTGTTATATGCGATGCTATTCATATTGATAAGAAAGATCAATTATCAATATTAGCAGCAACAGAATTAAGACTATCCAATCCTGAACGATATAATATGTTTGGGGTTGAAGAAATATTTGATTCTCTTGGGATATCATTTAGACTATCAAATTAGGAGGGAATAATTCCCTTCTAATTTTTTATCGCATATTATATCAGATTAATGATATATTCTAATAGTGTAATAAGATAAGAGTAAGTTATCATTATTACATAAAAACTGAATATAGTATATTAATTATCTAAGGAGGATTTAATCATGAGTAATAAGTATGATGTTAAAAGAGGAGCAAAATCAGCAATGGAGAATAAGATCATTAATCTTAAAGATGAATGTAAACCTATCATTGATGAGCTAAAAAAGGAAATGAATATAATTGATGTCATTTCCAATTTGACACCGGAACAGCTTAAGGCAATGCAGACAGCAATTAAGCTTGCAAAGAAAACATCTGATGATGCTATTGATCTTATCGCTGAGTTAGAGTGGAGAATCCAGGAGATTGACGAAACACACGAAATGGTACAAGAAATCAAAGAGCAGAATGAAGAAATATTAAGATTGCTCAGATCAAAAGAATAAAAAATATTGGGAGATGAAAATCTCCCTTTATTTTTTATATGATTGATAATATTTTTATTACTGCAAATCCATAATTTTTTCCATCTAATTCAAATGGAAAATACTTCTTAATTGATACAGCCAAATTATTTGAATATTTAAATGTAATATAATTCAAATTATTCAACTCAGCTTTTCTCAATCTAACTGGAAACAAATTCTTATTAATCATAATTTGATATGCTAATTCATCACTCAATTTGATTTCTATATTCTTCCCTTGATTAAATAGATCTGGATCTATATCAATCCAATTATCATATGTATTCATGATATCAATTATCTTAAATAGATAATAATTTTCATCATTAATTGTAGCTTCTTTAATACTTCCCTTTAGTTCTTCATCATTCAATATTAGATTCCATAATTCAATATCTGGAATAATCACTACATTGTTAGATTTTTTATCTTTAGAAATTATATTCCTATTAACATAAATATAATTTGTAAGTGATGCTCTATGCATCACCTCTTTAAATATATTTAATGAATCATCAATGCTTTTGATTTTCTTTCCGGCCATGCCTTATTCCCTCCTAGGTCTTTAATACTTGATACCTCTGAAACTATTGGATTATCAACTTTCAGTCTATTAAAATAATATTGTACTGATTCTAATCCATATTTTTCTTCAGATTTTCCATTGCCTATTACACGAGCTAAATATAATCCTAAACTATAATTTAGCTCCCTACCTGAAGATCCAAATACAACTTGATCAAGATCAACTCTTACTTCTGAATGTAAATGATTGATCTTTAAATAATTGGATGATAATTTATCAGCTAATACAATTATATCGATCATACGTTGTAACTTTAATGGTAGTGTTTCATAAATAGGTATAATTGGGCAAGCATGAAAAGCAACTGGATAAATTATATAAGGATCTTCAATACCAAATTCTTTGTTCAAAAATATTGCCCCTGATAATGGATGATACTGAATTGATGTATTAAAATAATCATCTAATTTAAATTTCTCAAGTGTATCAAGATTAGATCTTACATACCTAGTAGTATCTTGTGGAATAACATGACCTCTCCAGATAACTTGATTTTCAAGTTTTGGATCTAAAGATTTTTCTTTAAGTATGTCATGTGCCAATGCACAGTATACAAGTTTCTTCCTGTCAAGATGAAAATGCATTCTATCATTTAATAATAATGCATAATCTCTGACAAGTTGAATATGTTTCATTTTGTATTCCCATGTAGGAATATTTTTACAGATGAAATAATTCAAATCAAGTAATAATGCTTGGTCTGGATCTAAATATCTAAATTTATTATTCATCATAATTAGAACTCCTTTATTATTTATTTTTATATCTATATATAGAATATATAATTTAGAAGCGAAGTATATATTTTGATGATATATTATGTAATCAGTAATAAATATATACTATCATTTTTAAAGCAAGAAAGGAAAACCAAAATGAAAAAGTACACAACACGCAACTGTGACAGGAGAAATCCTTACACAAATGCAGTAACACCAAAACTATATCATCGCGGGAAAATCAATTATGGACGAAGAGCAATGTATTTATTATTATTGCTAGTTATTATTTTGACATTATCAATTTCAGCTATAATTTATTCTAATCGAGAAGAAACACCAAATGAAGAAATTATAACTGAGAAAGCGATGGCAACAATTGAAGTCAGTGATATGTATAACTTCTGTGGAATTACAGGACTTGGCGGAACATATGGAACATCAAATGCACAAGGAGTATACCTTGATATGACTTCACCGTTAGTACGAAAGAAACTAAGTAACACATATGACGTATCTACTATTAATATGCTAGTAGGTGCTGATACACTTAATCTTGGAACATCTATATTGACAAATCAAATATTGCCAACTAAATATTATGGTAATATAGATTTCTCATCATTCCAACCTTATATGTCATACAAAAAGATTACTTCTAAATCATCTCCAGCATATAAGATATCACATTCTGAAAATGCATATACAGATGAATATGGATTTAGAAGATATAAAACGAATTCAGAAAATCAAATTACAATTAATGAACAAGATGATTATATTGTAGCAATGGGTACATTTTATAAAGAGAAAGGGACAGCAGGAGAACGATTTTTAGTAACGACAACAACAGGAGCATTTACAGTAATAACTGGAGATGAAAAGGCTGATCAAGATACAGATTCAATGAATATGTTTACTACTCATAAAGGATCGGCAGCAATATTAGAATGGGTAGTAGATGAAGATAAATTAGAATCAGAAGTAAAACAATCAGGTACAGTTACTAGTTCATCAATGGAAGCATTGCATGGAACTATAACTTCAATATATAAAATTAATTAAGTAATAAATAAGAAGAGAGGGAGAAGTCCCTCTCTTTATTTTTTATCGCATATTTGATAATAATGATAATATATTTTAATAATGTAATAAAATAAAATAATATTTTATATTAAGGAGGAAATATATATGACAGTAAAAGAATATCGTGACTGGATGTATAATCCAGATAATCAACTTAACTGTGATGAATGCCCTGAAAATCTAGATACCACTAATTCACAGTGGAAATATCCATGTGGCCAACAAACATGTTGGGTCACTGTACATTGCAATAGAAAGGAGGAAGAATTATGATAGTAGATCTTACAGATACGAGCTGGTGGTGGTTAGGTTATATTATATTCTTCATATTTATGATTGGATTATTCCGTGTAGGAATTATTCTAGATCGTGTTATCTGTGCTTTCATCGATGCAGTCCAACAGGAACTTGCAGAGAGAAGAGCAGATAACAGTAATAAAAATAAGAGATGTTAGCATCTCTTATTTTTTTCTCATGATGATTTTCCACCACCTTCTAAATAATATTTTGAAGGGATAAGGCGGTGAAGACATGAGTGCTTCTATAAGTACAAAAAAGGAAAAGAGCTCTTCTATTACTAAGTTGGCTCCAATCGGATCCATGTTAAAAGAAGTAGGCATAGATTATATCAAAGAAGTTGCTCCGACTTCTTCATCTATAGCAGGGGAAGTAAATAGAGCTGGAACAGAAGTTGCAAAAACAATAGCTATTACTAATAAAGATATTCAGCAAAAAGTTAAAAATTTTAAATTGCAAAATGTATATAAAAGTATACGAGGTTGGTTTGACAATGAACTTGATCAATATCGGGCTGCAGATGAAATGAATAATTTTGACGATTATAATTTTGATTTTGATGATGGAGAATCATCAAATTCAAATATATCTATGGCTGAAGTTGAAGTTGATACAGCTACCCAAAATGCAAATAAAATATCTAGAGCTATAACTGAAACATCTTCTCATTTGATGGAAGCTCAAATAGCTTCTGTTGCAAATGTGAATACTGCTATTGATAATCAGACCAAAATTATTACAGCTGGTTTTGATAAATTAAATGGCAATGTTGAAAAGTTAATGGAGATCATGACTACAAATACAGCTGCTACTATTGAATCAACTTTAGCTGCAGCTGTTGCAGCTACTGAATCTGAAAGCAAGAATATTGATGGAACAGATATGCTTTCAAATGGAAAATTCAATGCATCTGAATATGTCAAAATGGTTACCCAGAACATAGAAAATACTACACCAGTAATCATGTTTAATACATTTAAGAATTTGATGAAAAATAATATGGTTGGTGTATCCGATGTATTATCTATGGGACTAAAAAAGGTAATGGATGAAACCAAGATTGGTAGTGGAATTCAAGAAGGCATTAAAGCATTAGATGAATCATTGAATGATACATTATTATCAGCAGCTGTAACTCTTGGTAATGATACTGGATATGGTATTGGGTCTCAATTTAAGAAATTATTTGGTATTGATACTTCTCGTAAAAATGTCAGTATGGTTAAAGAGCCATTGAAACTTCAATCAGTTGCTTGGGATTCAATATCTAAGGAAGCTTTAGTAAATACTATTCCAGGATATTTAAGAAAAATTCTTAAAGCAGTAGGTGGAGAAGATGTTATCTATGATTATAAGGGCAGAGGATTCAAAACTGAAAAGCAAGTGCAGCAACAGTTTGATAGAATCGTAAATAGAACTGGTAATTTATATAGTGCCAGTGATAATATTAGGAAGGCATTTGGAAATTCTACAGATTCATTTACATTAATGGCATATGATATGATGATAAATGATCTTGGAGAAAGATCAGGTAAGTATGGAAAATCAATGAATGATACTATCATGTCATTCAGTGATAAAAATAAAGCAGAAAATTATGTACTTAATGATCTATTCCAAGGACAATTAACTGAAGCTGATGCAGATAAAGCAAAGAAGTTTGCTGAGTCTCTTTCTAAGATGGAAAAAGGATATGGCTGGGAAGAGCTTCAAATGCAAGCTGCTAAGCAGAATGTAAATAGAAATAGAACTGTTGCTGAATATAAGAGAAATGCTAATTTATATAATCTCGATATGAGTGCAGTTAGTGATGATTTTAAAAATCAGCAACGATATATTCAAGATCAGTATAATATACTTCCAGAAAAATCTAAGATACAGAATGAATCTGCAACTATAGTTTCAGCAGATCTATTTACATCTGGAGTTGATTATACAAATAAAGCATTATATGAAATATTCAGAAGACTTGATACTGGTATAAATGTATTTAAAGTTGGTGAATCAAATATTCAAACAGAAAAGTTTGAAGAATTTGGAGATGATAAATTACCACCTCCAAAGAATTATATCCCTAAACATCTAATACCTAATACTTCAATTGGTACTACTGCATCAACAATTGCTGGTTCAATACCTCCAAGATCTGAAGAAGATAATCTTCTCAAAAATAATGTTGATGAAGAAACTGGTGAAACTGAAAATCTTACAAGAGGTGAACGTTTTAAGAGATGGGCACATAAACGTGGTGGTGATTTCAAATCAGCTGTATTTGCTGGTGATAAAAATCAAATAAGACAAGTAGTACGTGATACAGTTGGAGATATGTCTGATATTGCTACTGATTATGTTAAAAAAGGCGCTGGTAAAGTAAATGATGCTTTTGGTAATGTATCAGGATATCTTAAACACAAGATGTTTGGTACAGGATATTCATATACATCCAGAGATGAAAATGGTAATCCTAAGACAGTTAATATTGGAAAGAACGAAAAAGGTGGTATATTAGGATTTGTTACCGATAATATCAAAGAGTCATTTAGTAATATAAAAGCTAAAGGTTCTAAATGGTTGAATGATGTCAAAGGTTACTTTGATTATGGTCCCACTAATTCAAATGATCCAGAAGACAAGAAGATTGCCACCAAACGTAAAGCATTTATGGGAACAACTATCGGTGCAATGGCTGGCGGTGGAATATTGGGTGGTCCTATTGGAATGTTAATGGGAGCAATTGGCGGAGCAGCATTATCAGTTGGCGGAGTTGATATTAAGAGTAAACTATTTGGTATTGATAAAAAGACTGGCAAACCCACTGGATTTGTTTCCAAGATAGCTGATAAGATAGTTAGCCCATTTCAATATCAAATGGAAAAGACATTCAATTTCATTGGCGGAAGTTTAAAGAAGAATCTTATTGGACCAATATCAGATATTGGATATACCATTAAACGAAAATTCGTTGATAAAGTTGAAGAGAAAGCTAAAGGATTTGGAGCATTTATTAAGCGAGAAGTCAAAGCTGGTATCAAAGGTATATTCGGACTGATATCGTTACCATTTAAAGGATTAAGTTTCTTGGGTAAAAAAGCTAAAGAAGGTATTGGTTCATTAGGTGAAAAGATATCTGGAGCAACAGAAGATTCAACATCAATAAAGGGTAAAGTTGCTAATAAGGTTGGTCAAGGATTGCAATATGTTGGTAATAGATCTGTTGGCGGAATGTTATCAGATGCTATTGTTGGCGTAACTGGTAAAACTTCTGAATTGACTAGTCAACTTGCTGGTGGTGGTATTAGAGCAGTTCTAGGCACAAAAGGATTTGTTACAAGACATGGATTGGAAAGCATATCAAATGTTATTGCTGGTGATACTGTTATCAGAAATGAGTTAAAAGATAGACGTAAAGCTAGAGATGCACAAGTAGATCAAGAACGTGAAGGATATAAATGGGGAAGCTTTAAAGATTGGAAAGATCAAAAATATGCTAACCGTGCTAAGAAGATGGGAGAACTTAGTGATTATCTAGCTGAGCAACAAGTTGATATGTCAGCCAATATAGCTGAGTCTAATGCAGAAATTTCTGAACAGATAAAAGATACAAATGAAAAGATGGATTCAGTTGAAGATAATGTACAGACACTTACTGATTTAGGATCTGAAATAGGTTCTATTTATGTACATGATCAAGGAATACATGATCGTCTTGATACAATTATCAGTATAATATCTAAACATTTTGGAGTTGATGTTGAAAATAATGAAGAAATACCAGATATTATTGATATTGATGAAACAAGTGGATTTAAAGAACTTCCTGAGTTACCAGAAAGCAATACATCAATAATACCTACTGATGATGGAAATCCTAAAGATGATGTTGTTGGTTCAGCAATTACAGCTGCTTCAACACTTGCAATATCAGGTGATACAATTGAAACAGATGAATTACATGACGCAACATCAATTATTGATGAAGCAAATAAAACTGATCCTTCAGAAGAAAAGATTACTGATGATTTGAAAGATATGATGTCAATTCAGCAGGATAAGAAGGAAGAAGAAAAAGAAGATGATGATGAGAATGAAAGTATATTCAGTAAAATACTTTCTGGAGTTAGTGGAATCGGATCTTCACTTCTAAGTGTAATTGGTAATATACCTTCAATACTTACGGCAGCTCTTGGTATCTATGCATTAATTACTAATATTGATACAGTTGTATCAAATATATCTAGTTGGTTTAAAAAAGATACTGATGAAGATGCCCAGACAAAAGGTGCTAATGCGGTAACAGCAGTTGTTGATACACAAGCTGATAGTTTATGGGATTATGCTATTCCAGGAGCTGATTTATATCATAATGATAAAGATGCCACTGGTGAATATATCAGAAATGATGCAGCAACAAATCTCAAAGATGATCTACTATATGAAACTAACTTAAAGACATCATTAGCAAACTCAGCATGGAATAATCCTTCAATGAATTCATTGAGATCTGAGATATCATTAGATAATGCAGTAAAATATGCTGAGAAAGCTGAATCAGCTAAATCTAGTATAGGTAAGAAGTATTATGAGTATAAATCAGAGAAAGCTTTAAACAATGCTGAAAAGTATGAAGGAATGGCTAACTCTAATGAGATAAATACTGATAATCTTACTCAGAAAAAACTACAAAATCAAGCTGACAAAGCACAAGCTAAAGCTGATAAATATCAAGAAAAAGCTGATAATGCTACATCAGAGAAACAAGCTGAGAAATACCAGAAGAAAGCAGATAGTGCACAAGCTGAAGCTTCAAATCTTGAGAGTGAAAAAGAGAAGTTCTCTAATTCTACAATTGGTGGAGTTGCAACACAAGCAACAAAAGTTGGAATAACATATCTTGGATCTAGTGCAGCTGGAGGAATCGCCAGTACGATTGCATCTAAAGCTGGTGCAAGTGAAGAAACTGCATCTACTATTGGTAATGTTACAACATCAGCTGTTACAGCAGGTGTAGTTGCTGCAGAAGGACTTGCCACAATGAAAGGCAAGACTACTGCATTGGATAAACTTGCAACAGCATTGGTAGATGGTCTTGCTAGTATATGTTCTACAATTGGAACAAAACTTGCATCTTCATCATTGGGTAAAAAATTAGGAGCTGATAAAATTAGTGATTGGATAAAAGAATTTAGTAGCAATCTTACTACTGGATTTGCATCTAAATTAACAGATACTATTCTGAAGAAGATAAATAGTGGTTTGGAAGCTGTTTCTGCAAAATTGGGTCTTGGAACAACATTAACATTATCAACAGCCGGATTAGCTGTACTAGCTGGTGGTGCAGTAGGATTACTTAGTGGAGCTTGTACAACCCCACATCTTTTTGGTGTTGCACCAGATGATGCTGATATATGGATGAAATTAATTTCATCTGCATTGGGAGCTGCATTTGGAGCTGCTGAAATGACACCTGCAGGATGGATATTCTGTATCATAGATATCATCGATGAAGTTGTAAAGATGATTCCTGGTGGATTCTTTAAGTATGGTCTAAAGGGAGCACTTGCACAAGGATTATATAGCTTATGTGGTGGATCTGAGAAACTTGAAGAGAAACAAGAGCGTATGTCAGAAATACGTGAAAATTACAATAGTACATATGGAACTAATTTGGATGAAGCAACATTCAATGATTATGTAAACTCTTCAGGATTGTTAGACACAATATGGAATGGTACTGCCAAAATTACAGATGATAATGAATTAGTAACTGATGAAGGTGGTAAAGTTAAAAAGTCATGGGGTCTTAAGAACATCTTTGTCGGCAATGATACTGAATATGAAAAAGATGAAAATGGTAATCTTATTAAAGATTCCAATGGCAATTCTATTGTTAAGACTGATGCATATGGAAATGTACAGAAGAAGAATGCTAAAATTGTTGATACAATAAAAGATGATGCCAATTCTATTAAACGATTCTTTACTGGTGGTACTGAATATGAGACTGATGAAAATGGTAATGTAGTTTATGATGAAAATGGTAATGCTGTTGTTGCAAAAGAAGAAAAAGGATTAGTTGGACGTATTAAAGAAAATGGTCTTAGTGCAAGTTCAATTCTTGGTGATAAGGCAATGAATAAAGCCAAAGCGAAAGCAGAAAATATGGCAGAAACCATTTCAACTATCAAAGAGAAAGCATCCAATGTACTTGATAATATATCAACAGGGTTATCATCTATAGGTACATCAATTTCAGATACAGCATCAAGTATAGCCGATAAAGCAACTACTGGTTTGAAAAATGTTAAAGATTCATTAGATAAGAAAACTTCTGAGATAGCTGATAAAGCATCTGAATTAGGAGATAAAGCTGTATCAGGATTAAAGAGTGCTGGTAGCAGTGTATTAAGTTTCTTTGGATTTGGAAATAAAGACTCAGAAGAAGATACTGATGAAGATGGTACTAAATTATCTGATAATGTTTCTGCATCAGCTAATACTGGTAAAGCATTTAAATCAACACTCAGTGGTTTGAATAAGATTAAATCAAAACTTCTTGGTGACTTAACTGATACTCTCGATGAATGGGAAAATGAAGAATACGAATTAGATGAAGATGGAAATCCATTACTTGATGCTGATGGAAACAAGATAAAGAAAGGCGGTATATCTACAGCTATTAAATCATCAGCAGCTAAGATTACAAAATCAACATTATCTAAAGCAACAGATGCACTTGATAGTGTCAAGAGTGGTCTTGGAAGCTTATGGAACTCTATCAAAGATAAAGTATTCAATACATCTAAAGATAGCAATGATACTACTGATGTAGCAATTGGTGGTCCAGAGGTATCTAATTATGATGATTCAGATGAAGCTGGTGCTGAAGCATTTAGAGAATATCAGGATAAAAAACAAAGACAGAAGTATTATGAGAATAAAAATAAAAGTACTAACTATGATGATTCTGATGAAGCATTATTTGAATATCAACAGGAACAACGAGCTGAAAATTATGCTAATTCTAAAGTTGCTGGTGGTAATCCATTATCACAAAACTATGATATTACTAGTGGATATGGTCAAAGAAATATCTCAGGTATTGAAGGAATGGGATCAATGCATTATGGAGTTGATTTACAACCAGTTGATTCATCACAAATTACTTGGGTTAAATCAACATATCCTGGAACTATCATTGATGTTAAATCAGATGTACCAGATACTGATACAGCTGAAAAGACAGATAGTGGATGGAAATATAGTGGTAACAATAGCAGTGGTAACTATGTTAAGTATCAAACTGAAGATGGACAAATAATTGAAAATATGCATCTTAAACAAGGATCTATTCCTGGAAGTATATTTAAGGGTATGCATATTAATGCTGGCACTGATCTTGGACAAGTTGGTTCTACTGGATTTTCAACTGCACCACATTTACATTATGCAATTAAAGATGAGAATGGTACATATAAAGATCCTACATCATCATTGAACTCATCTAATCCAGTCGATAATTCAGTAAAGAATGAGGTACTAAATGATAGTACATCATCAGCTCAAGAGTATAATTCACAATATTCATCTGGCGATTATTCTTCATCAAGTAGTGATAGTAGTTCTAGTGGTATTAGTGGATTTATATCAAAACTACTTAGTCTTGGAAAACAATTTATATCAAAACTTACTGGTGGACTTATTGGTAGTGATGATAGTGACAGTAATAGTAGTATTGATTCTTCATCAAGTTATTCATCAGATAATGGTAATTATACATCATATGATTCAGTAGAATTAACAACAACTCCAAATACTAAGTGGGTAGAAATAGTTAGAGATGTAAAGAAAGCTGTAGCAGCATATCAACCAACATATTATACAGATGCAGGTTCTGAAAAATACGTTAATGTTACTGCGAACAATAAGACATACAAAACACGTGTTGACTGCTCAGGTATTATTGCAACAATGCTTAAGATTTATGGTGTGTTGGGAGACAGTGTTAATGTTACTTCAAGTTCATTATTAAGTAATAATTGCATACCAAGTGGATTTACACAGGTATCTTGGCCAGGTTGGGATAAGCTAGTTGAGGGTGATATAATGGCTAGATCTGGACATACAGAAATATTTGCTTATAATGATGGATCTAAACATTATGTTTATAATGGTGGATCTACAAAAGCTCTTAGAGCTGCTGGAGCTACAGTAAGTGGAGGTAGCCCATTTACAGTTATATGGAGATGTAATGAGGTTGGCTCATCAATTGGAACCGATGGATCATCATTAGTATCATCTGATGCTGTTAATAATAATCTAAGCGGTGGTGGAACAGTTTCATCTGCTTCAGAACAGCAAGTATGGTCAGAACTTGATAAGCTTGGTTATAATGATACAGCTAAAGCCGGTATTATGGGCGTATGGTCATCTGAAACAAATAACAGAAATGATAGAATTGAAGGTGATTATCTTAAATCATTCCCTGGCTTCGATACAGTTACTACAGATAATACAGCTCTTAATGATTATACTCAGAATAAATTATTTGGAGCATATGCAAAATCAGGATTATCAATTAATAAATCAGCATATAAAGGATCTGATGGAAACTTATATCCTGGATTCGGTATTGCACAATGGACTGGACCTAGAGCTGAGAATTTATTTAAATATACAAGCAATAAAGGAGAAAGCTGGAAGAGTCTAAAAGGTCAGATGGATTTCTTCAATAATGAAATGTCAACTAATGTTCGTGGGGTTACACAATCTGATATGAATTCACAAAAATCACCATCAGATGCAGCTAAATTATTTGCCAATAAATTTGAGGGTACAAGCAAGAGTGATTGGATTTCACAACGTCAAGCAAATGCTAATCGTATTTATAATAGTTTGGCAGGTTCAACATCTAATGGAGATAGTACAACAGCACTTGGTGGACCTATCCAGAATAATGCACCAATTGAAATTACTGAAGATAGTGGAATCCAGATTTCAGCTCCTGATGCTAAGAAATCTAGAAAAAAGAAGATTGATGATAACAAGATAATTGACATGAATAGAGTTTTACAAAATAGGAATAAATCATCTAAACAAGATGAAGGTTCTAGTTCTGATGGAACTACTTCTAAACGTGGAGTTGGTGGACCAAAGATTGATACAAATGCTATACCAGATAAATCTGAACTTAAACTAGACAAAATTTGTATAGGAGGTCCTTCAAGTAATATTGGAAATACATCAACATATACTAAATCAACTACTACATCAGCAAATAAGAAGACAACATCAAGTAACTCTAATATTGTAAACTTTAGTAATAGATCAACAAACAATACATCATCTTCTAATAATACATCTTCAGATAATATTAATATTAATACAACTGAAATTGTTGAAGTATTACAAAAGATGATTGTTGTATTACAGTCTATTGATGGTAATACATCTAAATCAAATACTTTGTTGAACAATTTAGGAACTGGAACTAATGGAACAACTTCTTCTAGTACTAGTTCTAGAACTGTAAAGAATTCATCAAAAGCATATAGTTCAATAAAGAACTCATCTAACAATAGTAGAATGATAACTTCAATGGCAAGACCTTAATACAAATAAGAGGGAGAGGATAGTCCTCTCCCTCTATATTTTATTTTTAATTATATATTATAAATATAATATGATAAATGATTTTTAAGTTAAAAGTAATGATATTAATTCCAAGTTTGATGGTATTGAGAAAACCGATATATTTCTCCTACAATAACCAATAGTGGTGTAGTAAATCTCGTGACAGCGGCTAATCTGTATATATCATTATACCGAAATATTTTTGTAACTTGATAACAATACTTATTGAACGGAATAATTACATAACCTGCAATATGTGATTATCAAAAAATATTATAATATAAGGAGATTATAAAGAGAATGATTTTAGTATTCGACCAGCAGTGTATGGATAAACATCATACAACTAAAGAAGAACTAACATCAATGTGTAAATCTGGTGTAAGAAATATTCCAAGAGAATTTTATGACAGAACAGGATTTACTCGAGATGAATTGATTATGTATCATCATATGATAATGGCTAAGAATATTGCTGAAGAAAAAGCTAGAGAGAAAGCTGCTAAAGAAGTAAAACGTAAAGAGAAAGAAATTGCTAAAGAAAATGAGGAAAAGCGTAAAGAAAAAGAGAGATTAGAATCAGAGTATAGGGAATATAAAATAAGGCATGCTAATAAACCACCTCAGCCTTTTACTCTTGAAGAATATCGTAAGTGGAACCCGAATCCACAAATACCAAAACCAATTCCAATGTCTCAATCTAGGATACCAGAAATAAGAGCATTAGCAGCTCAACTTGCTGAAGAAGATGATGAGGATCAGGATGATTTGATCAAGCATAATTTCTTTGATGAAGATGATGAGGATGAAGATGATGAAATAACAATTGACTTATCAGAAAATACTGAAATATTTGGTGATGGATATGATTTTGAAATCATTGATGATGAGCCAAAATCTAAGAAGAAAAAGAAACATAAGAAAGAATCTAATATAAAGAAGTCATCTAAGAAGTCAAAGACTGAAAAAGTACAGAAACAATCAGAATTAAAGAAATTTGATATATTGCAGAAAATGGAGAGTACAAACATATTTGAGAAGAAAGCTGTAAAAGTTGATAAGGTTGAGGAGTCAGTAGAGCAGCCAAAGTATCGTGAAAGTGATAAGAGATTATTAGAAGCTGGAATGAAAATGAATATAAGAAAGAAGGAGAAATTGTATAAGAAGCTTCGAGATCTGGATCCAATTGATAAGAAAGATGTTCATAAGATTAATGATATATCAAAGAAGATATCTAAATGTAACAATAATATTGAAGTTATCGAAAATGAAATTGGAACTTCCGAGAAATCAATGAAAGAAGAACTCGATTATGAATTACATGGAAGCAGATGGGATCGATTCAAGAAAGAGTTCAAGAAAACTGCAAAAGCAGTTGGAAAATCAGTTTATAAATTCACTAAGAGATGGGGCGGTGTTTTGATACAAGCAGCTGCAACTATTGTTTCAGCTATAGCAATATGCAAAGGTGGTGCTGCATTAGTACCGCAAGGATCATGATAAAGGTAGAAGATATGAATACGGAATGATTTGCAGGGCATCTGTATCACGTATCTTCTACCAATACTCACTTATTTAAAAATTTTTCTAGCTAATATAATCATTTCTTTAAACATGAAATCTATAATCTCATCGTTTATTTTACCAATATAAGCTTCGATATTATTATAGTTAATAGATATTATACATCGCGAAGTATATAAAGATGGGAGTAATGAAAACTGTAATGTTTGATCAACATTTTCTTTATTTTTTGATAATAATGAAATTGTATTTAGTGTAGCTTGATTACATTCAGCAATGCGAGTTCTATATCCATCAATTCTATTCAAATCATTTTGATTTCCCTCTACATCATCTTCATCATGATATGGGAAAGTAAAATCATTAAATCTAATTCCATCAGATATAATAGTACTAATGGATGAATTATAAGATATATGAAGTTCATCATCACTATAAATATTCTGAAGTACTTGCATATATTCAATTGGAAGTCTTACTGCAAAATCTACATACAATGGACTATTGATAGATTTTATCATTTTAATTCCACTTTCTATTGATTCCTTTTTAGAATTGAATAATACAAATCTTCTTTCTCCATGTGATACTGGATCATATTTGTGCCATCCAACTAATCCAATCTGATACAATGTAGGTGAAGTCTCTTGAGTTGGTAATGGAGAAAACTTAACAATGTTTAGATATTGATCATATTTAGGACTGTAATTGATCACAGTAGTTACTTTATAGAATAATAACTCTAATACCCTAATTAATTCTGGAGTTTCCTCAGTAGATATCATATTCAATGAATTAGGATAATTAGAATTGAATAATTTTGCATCTTCACCTTCACCTAATGATGTAACAATATCGACAAATGAAACAGGTATCTGAACAATAAACTTTCTACTTATCATAGGTAAAAATAAACGCAATGATGATGGATTAATAATGTCATCATCTGTCTTCATTTGTAATGTCAAATTAATAAAACTTTCAATAGCTGTTTCTGCAGCTTCGTATCCTTTACATATTAATTCATCTTTATCATCATAAAGATCAACATTAAATGCATTCATGAGTTCTTTTCTGGTAGGTATAGATGCTTGTGTAGAATTAACTATTCTAAGCTTTTCTCTATAAGTTTGAGTTAATCTAAATAGCTCGAAGAAATTTACGTCTGAATATTCTACTTCATAACATAAGTCATCATTGATAATTGCTTGAAGTTGTGGCTCTGATTTGATATCAGCACCAGCATTAATGGCCCACATTAATATATTATGTGTGCCAGTTTCAGTAACTTTTTGTATTTTCATTTAATATCCTCCTATTTTAAGTTATATATTATTTATATATCGAGAGGAAATAATGATTTTATTCTAGGAGGTGATCATATCATGAAAGGATATGGATTAGATAATGATGTATTTTCAGTTGATAATGTAACAAAAGCAGATATGAAGATATTAGCTGAAAGTATAGCAGAATATTTGGATATATTCCAAAATGTCATGGTAATTCCTGAAGATTTAAAAGATGAATATGAAGATAAAATAAAGGAGGGCATAAAAAGAACAGAGAAACTTATAAAGAAACTTGAAAAAGGTGATAAGTCTGTATTTAAAGATCCAGATGATGTTGAGCCAATATGGTAATTAAAAATAATTATAAAGGAGGATTGCTTTAAAATGGCAACTATAACAAATTTAGCTTTTACAGTATTTCCTGATGAGGAAGTGAAGAATGGTATTGATCCAAAGAAATATCCACCTAGTATGTTTGGATCACGTATATCATCTCTTGAGAAGGTGAGAGTGAATAGTATTAGTGGTGGATACACAATAATATTCACTTATTCTATGATAGCAAAGTGTAACCCAGAAGCTGTTGCTAACATTTTGAGAAATCTTATGTTAAAAATGGAGCCAAATGGAACTAGGAATTTAATATACCAATTGGTGACATTTAGTAATCAGAGATATAGTTTTGAATTCATGACTAAAATGTATGCAATATATTTAAGAACATCAAAGTTTAACGATATCAATGTGCAGCTTGGTAAAATGATGCGTGAATTATTTGAGAATCATGATGATGAATATTTATATGATGAAGATGATTCAGTTGGAATTGATATGAATTTATATTCAAGAGCAAATAAGAAAGATAATTCTGATTTATGGTTAGAAAATGCTAATCTTCTTAATATGGAATTAAATGTTAAAGGCAAGAAGAAAAAGAAGAAATCTTCTAAAGATAAAGACAAGGATAAAGATGATATTGCAATCAAGAAATCCGCAATATATAAAAGTTCAGATCATCCTAAGAGAGATGTCAAAAAGTATGGTCTAATTCGTATTGAAGATAAAGATGATATTAAGAAGGATTATAAACAGCTATTAGCTGTGACTAAAGATTTCATTCCAGGAAATGAAAAATGGAAGAAAGAATTTAGACAGAACTTAGCAGCTAGATGGTTAATGTCATATGCAGTTACTAAGAAGAAACTTAAGAAACTTCAATCTGCAAGAAATAAAGATAATAGTAAATCAGAAACAGTTAAGAAGATATCAAAGTCTTTATATAATACTTCATCAATATGGACTAATCCAAAAAGATAATGTATTTTAATGATATATTCTTCATATGTATAATAATATAAAAGGAGGGCTTATTTAAATGGCTGATCAAACAACTGAAATTGCTGTAATACCATCAGTAGTTTCTAATAAGAAAGAATCCATGACATTAATGGAGAAGATTCAAGTAGGCAAGGAAGTTCAGAAGATGGTTCTTGGTTCAAAGAAGAATGGTGAACCAGTTTCTCTATTGGATGGATTAAAAGATCTATATGAGATTGATGATTCTGACAAGAAGAAAAAGAAGAAAAAGAAAAAGAAAAGTAACAATGGACTATATGGAATGGACATATCACTGTATGCCGGTAAGAAAAAGAAGAAAAAAGGCAAGAAGAAACATAAAAAGAATTTAATGAAGTATTATGGGTTTTAAAATTAAGATAAAGAATGGTAATATAAATTTACCATTCTTTATTTTTGCAAGGGAAGTGATTAAATATGATAGTGGGCTCTAAGCCAGCACTGATAAATGTTACTTATATTCAACCATCAAAAGATGAGAATGGTAAAAAAATAGATGCTCACTTTGAGGTTATATATAAAGATGATAATGGTAATGTTAGAAAATCTGATGAACCTGCATTGGTAGATATTTATTTTGTAAAGCCTGAATTTAGAAACTTTAATTACAATAAACCAGAAGAAAGAATAGAACATCTTGAAAAAAGAACAGTTCCATATCCAGACATTAAAACAGCAATTGCTAAAGAAATTGGACCTGATGCTGTTGCATATCTTAATCAATGTAAAACTAGTGGAAAATATTCAGATAGTAACAGTTTATTTGGATGGCCATATGCATTCAAATGTGATTTCCAACCAGAGTTTTATTTCATTCAACGTTGGTTTGAAAAATATCCAATGACTGATCCAGATCTTGATTTGGCATTCCTTGATATAGAGACTGATTTAATAGATGGACAGACTAATCTTGACAATCTTAAGGATACTGCAATAGCACCTGTAAATGTTTCAACATTGATATTTGAGAAACAAAAAGAAGCATTTACATTTATATTGAGACCAAAGAAGCCATCTAAATTTGGAAGAAGTTCAGAAGAATATGAAGAGCGATATAAATTATATGAATATCAGTTAGCCGAATATATTGATTTATTTGAACATAAACAGGAATTCATAAATGAACTTCATAAAGAATTTGATTCAACGTATGGATTTATAAAATATCATTTAAGATTCTATGAAGATGAATTAGAAATGATAACGGATATGTTCAGATGTATTCATTCCAGAAAACCAAACTTTCTGTACTGCTGGAATATGCGTTTCGATATTCAGTATCTATATTATAGAATTATAATGCTGGGTGGTGATCCAAATCAGATAATGACTGAGATGGATTTTAAATATCCAAGGTGCTATTTCAAAGTTGATAAATCAACATTTGAGATTGGTAAGCAGATGGATACATTCTATTGTTCATCATATACCGTATATCTTTGTCAAATGAGAACTTATGCAGCATTAAGAAAGTCTCAGCATAAACCAAGATCTCTGAAATTGAATGCAATTGCAGATAAGGAATTAGGAGATAAGAAAGTTGAATATCCAGATAATTCATCAATAGTAAATTTTGCATATAAAGATTATAAGAAATTTATTAAATATAATATCAAGGATGTTTTACTTCAGGTTGGTATTGAGAGAAGAACAAAAGATTCTAAGTCATTATATCATAGAATGGCATCTAATAGAACTCATTATTATAAGGCATTTAAAGAAACACATCTGCTGAGAAATGTTAGAGAAATCTATTTTGAACCAGAAGGATGGATTCAATGTAATAATGTAAATGTATTAGGCAATGATAATAAGTCAAAAGATGATGGAACTGCTAGGTTCTATATGAGAACTGGTGATGATGACGATAGTGATAGCGATGAAGAATCATCATTTAAAGGAGCCATTAATGCAGATCCATTTTGGAATGATAAAGTTGGTGTTGAAATCAATGGAGTTCCAAGTAATAATATTTTCAATAATGCAATTGATTATGATATGGCTTCATTCTATCCATCTATAAAGATTGTATGCAATATGGACGGAATTACTCTGATATTTAAGGCTTCATTTGATAATGAAGAATTTATGAGTGGTGAGTTCAGTAATAAGTCTCTCAATACAAAATATTTCGAGAAAGATAAATATGGAAATATCAGAAAGCTTGATATAACAGGTGAAGCTGTAAATACTTATGTTAGTAAGAATATATTGACTACTGCTTATAATTATTTAGGTCAACCTGATATCACAAGTGTATTAAAGTATATATTTGAAAATATTGCTGCATTATAGAATAATTAAAAGAGGGATTATCAGATCCCTCTTTTTTGTTTTGAAATGTCAAATAAATATGCCTGAGTAGTTACTCAGGTAATATTTTTAAATTATATATTCTACTTATATAGCAATACAAAATTTACAATAAGAAAGGAGATAATTAAAATGGCTAAATATGTTGATGACCATTTTGATCATCTAGTCAGTGACATAGAAAAGATAAGAGTCAGACATAGACAATATATATCTTATTCTAATGAAGCTGGTGCAAAATCAGTAGTCGATGAGATATTAAATAACTCATTGGATGAATGTAGAAACCCACGTTCACCAGGTAAGAATATTCACATCGAATTTGATGAAAGGACTGGATTTATTACAGTTGAGGATGATGGAAGAGGAATTCCAACTGATAAATTGGAAGAAATTTATACATCATTGAACATGGGTTCCAATATTAATACATCAAATAAAGCTAATCTTAAAGCAGAAACATTAGGTCAAAATGGTACTGGTACACTTGCTATATGTGGATTAGCAGAACATGTTGAAATTGTTTCAAATAGAGGAGGTACTGAAGATATCTCAAAGACATTAATCTTTGAAGAAGGTAAAAAAGTTGCTGAGAAAATATCACCTAAATGTACTAAACATGGTATGTATGTTAAATATAAACCATCTAAAGTAATGGGTAAAAATACAAAGATTATTTGGCAAGATGTAAGAAATGAATTATTGAATCTTCAGTTCTTAAATAAACAAAAGATTCATATGGATTCTATTTATTATGATAAGAATGGAAAGAAAACTATAGAAAAATATATAGCATATCCATTTGTAGAAATTCTATCAAGGAATAATAAAGAGAATTTAATAAGTAATAAGTATTTTGTTACAGCTAGTGATAATAATCAGGTTGAAGAATTAGATGGAATTAATGTAAAACGATTTATAGAAATTGATGTAGCATTTGCATATACGAATTCTTTAAATCCATACATTGATTCATTTAGTAATTCAAATAATACTGTGGATAATGGAGATCATTTAGATGGTGCATTAGAAGCATTATGTAGATATCTTCAAATAGCTGTTAAGAATTCATTATCTGAAAAAGAAAAATCATCTTTGGATATTAAATGGGATGATGTAAAATCTGGACTATCTATATGTGTGGCATTAAGAACTAATTTTGAACGATTGTATACAGGTCAGACTAAACACAAAGTAGTATCATCTGAAATTAAGAGAGCAATAGTTCAATTGGTTCAAGATAACTTAAATCTATATTTCCAAAAGAATCAATCCCAATTAAGAGAATTAATTAATATAGTAAAGATGAATGCTAAAGCTCGTAGAGAAGGTGATCGAGTTAAAACGGCTGTAGTAAAAAATACTCTGAATAACTGGTCTTCATATAAGATCAAAAACTATGATCCATGTGCAAGAACGGGAGTTAAAGAGTATAAAGAGTTATACATCATAGAGGGCGACTCGGCAAAAGGTAGCTTAAAGAAGGCTAGAGATCCTATGTTTCAAGCACTATTTGCAATCAGAGGCGTATCACTTAACGTTTTTGGGGTTCAACTGGATGAAATAATAGGACAAAATGGAAATAGAGAATTTACAGACTTAGTAACAGTTATGGGCTGTAATGTAGGCGCTAAATTTGATATAAATAAAATGCAGTTCAATAAAATAATCATATCATCAGATGCGGATAAACAAACTATGTCCGCTTAAAACTTCTTTAATTGCTGGGAGTTCCTTAGAGCTTTAATTACTATTAATAGTAATAATATTAAAGATTGGATAATCAGCAGTTAAGCCAAAGTGGAAAATTCATCGACTATCGACCAGCTATGGTATTCGAGAAATACGGTACCAATATAGTCAGTAGAGTACACCCAAAGTGAATGTGGGCCATAAACCATGGAATGGAGTGGGGTAACTGGAAACGGGAAGTAGTTGTACATCGGTAATAGATGTACACTAAAGATATAGTCACAACGATCAATAGATCACTCAACCTTGAGATAGGTTGTTGTCCTATGAGAGTAGGAGAAGCATTAAGTTGCTGCTAGTATGTTGCGAGTACTAGTGTAAGATAATTGATAGACGGATTATTTATTAGAAGTTTACTATTAGCATTCTTCTTTAAAATGTTTCCGGAACTTATTTATGATGGTAGGATTTATATAAGTGAACCACCTCTGTATAGAGTAGATGATAAAAAGAATCCATTTGTAATTAATAAAGCCGATTACTTGGATAGATATGTAAAGTCAGTTACTAAAGATTATAAAGTTGGACATTATATATCAAAACACAATATAGAATATTTTGATAAGAAAGATTTAATAGAATTTCTATCAGATACATCTACATATGTAGATGATATGAGTATGCTTCAAAAACATTATCAGATTAATGATAGACTATTAGAAATTATATTAGAAGAATTTTCTATGTTGTTAGATAGCGAGAAAACTACACCAGAAGAAATTATTATGAGAACAAATATACAGCATCTGATGGATCGAATTGGTGAGGAATTCAAAGAACTTCAATATGATGACACTCATCATGAGATTAAAGGAAGTATAGATGCAAAGATGCAGCTTATAGAAATATCAACTAATCTTGTTAAGCGTTCAATGTCTATAATAAAGATAATGAATAAATATCATGTTGGAAAAAATAAATTTGTATTGCTAGATATCAGAACTAAATCTGAATATGATTTATCATTATTAGGAATATTAAAGATGTTAAAGAAATATCAACCAACAATACTTCATAGATTTAAAGGTCTTGGAGAGAATGATGATGAGGATATTAAAGAAACAATTATGGATCCAAATACCAGAACTTTGATCAGAGTAAATATTGAAGATATTGAAAATGATGCTAAGATATTCCAATTATTAAGAGGAAAGACAACAGCTGATAAGTTGGGACGTAAAACAATGATGCGTGAATATCAGATTGATCCAGCATTGATTGATACGTGATTTAAAAGTATATATTCTATAACTGTAAATAAAAAATGTTTTAGGAGGAAATAGTTATGCCAAGAGTAAAGAAAACTGAAAAAGAAGAAGAGTTAGATATCAAGAAACCCGTACGAGATTCTGTTGTAACTCGGTGGTTTAAAGAGAATGCTGGAGACTCAGCACATGATCTAAAGATTGTATCTGAACTAACTGCACGTAGTTGTTGGGATCAGTTCAATTTAAGCCCTACAGTATCTGGAGAAGTTTATGCAGTAATATTCTATGCAACATTTATGACAATAATTGATTTCTTGATGTCACAGAGAAAGAAGTATTCTCAATATACTATGGAAATCGGACAGTGCATCAATATTGGGTATATGAATAATACAAATGATGATAATGAGAAAGTAGGATCATTTGATCCAATCATTGAGTACATTGGCACAAATACACGTGTGCAGAAAGATAATGAAACAAGTATCACAGCAAATCTTAATAAATGGAAAGGTGCAAATGTTAAAACAGAAGATGAAATTAGGGAAAAGATTGAGAAAGCAACACTTGCTAGACTTAATTCAGATGAGTTTAAGATTGATACTAGAACTGATCAGATGATCTTTCCAATATTTGGTACATTCATGGATAATCTTGTTGCATATGTAAAAGTTAAATACAAAGAAGCAATGGGTACAAATGTATCTACAGTATCAATAGATGTATTCAGGATATTCAGAATCAAGTATTCATTCAATGAAGAAGAGAATATGGAATGTATTGAATATGAGCCATTAACATTGATGAAGTGTCCTATGAAATCAGATGATATTTCTAAGACATATGTAGATTAAAAATAAAGGAGGAGATAATCTCCTCCTTTTTTACATGAAATTAAGCCACTCAGTACGATCTACATGATACTTATCTCTCCATTCATTGAGAAGAGATGTTCTATCTGAATCAGCAGATTGATAATCTTCAATTTTCAAATTTATATTACCAAATGCTGATGCAATATTATCATACATTTTCAAATTATTATATAAGAAAGATTTAACATCCAATTTAGCAAGTTCCATAAAAGAATCATAACATCCATCAGGAATAGTCTCACCATTGTCTAAATGCTCACAAGCAACTTCAAATGATAAAATTGTTCTAGGATACCCATATAATCGAATCTTATTCTCTCCAAGATATTCAAATGTTGGCTCTGCTCTCATTTGTGAAGTCATCATCAAGTATGCATTCGCTGTAATAACTCCAGTAGGTGATAAATCCATTCCATATCCATATGGGATATCTCCATATGCTCCTGTTGCATTATATGCAGGAGTGACACTAGCTACATACATTACTGGTGTCATTGTTAGAAAAGGTGGAAGCATATATACTCTTCTAGATTTATCTATGACTTTTAAATTATCTACATGACAATCACCATTACGAATCCATGGTTGAAATTGAGAATACTCAGGGATTGTTATCGTTGATAATATATTGGATAGAATATTTTCAGTTGGTATGGGTTTACCAGTAGTTTCATCTTTGAAAGGTAATGTTATCGCATATAAATTCAAACTTAATTTCAATGCTGAAATTACTCTAGACATATTCATTATCAATCATCTCCTTTATTTAATTTTAATATTTTGTCACATAATCCAATATTTTACATAAACTAATTATAGAGAGGAAAAATTAAAATGGAAACAGAAATTGAAACATGTGCAAGAATACCAACACCAGCTATTGATAAAAATGGAAATGAATATATCATTTGTGTTAAATTAGGTGGAACTTATCAGCCACCTCATTTCTATGTATTTAAAGATCCTACTAGTTGTTCAGAATGGAAAAGTGGATATGCTATAACATTTCAAGGAAACTTACTAACAGAGAGAGGAATGTCTATAGTAGATCCAAGTCAAGATATGCTAGATGCTGTTAAATCTAAATTATCAGATATGAATGAAACTGGAGAAATACAGAATTGGCAAATATTATTAATGCTATGGAATTATTCTAATCCGAAAGTACAACTTACATATCGAAATATGCCCGAAGATTTATTTAAAACAATAAAACGATTTTAAAATAAAGAGAGGGAATCAAATCCCTCTCTTTATTTTTATTAAATAAATTGAGTACATTCTTTTTTCTGTTTACCAAGTTTCTCAAATCTCTTTTTAGTTTTATATCCAGAGGCTCCTAATATCTTATCCATACATGGTTCAAATGCTTCATTCATTTTTTCCATAAACTTATCTGCATATCTATTTACATTTGCAGATTCCTGTTGAAATCCTTCCATTACTAAATCTTCTTTTACTTTATTAATGGTATTTGTCAATGACTTAATTCCTTCAGTATATGATTTAACAAATGACGGCAATTCAGAATATTTTAATTTACATTCTGAAAATAGTTGAGTATTAATAAATGTATCAACGCTTTCATTTATTGTTTCATCAGATGATCTATTATCATTATTTACATTTTTAATAATGTAATCACAATAGCCCTCAAGATATTTGCTAAATGTATCAAATGATTCTTGGATATTAAATCCTGGAAGTGTTTGTCCAGTTATATTTAAACCAAAATCTTTTGATATATCATCAATAAATTTCATCGACTCTTCATCATATTTTTCTAAGAAATCTTTAATTGCATTATCTATTATCATGAGATATAACTCCTTTCTAAAAATTTTAATAATTTTATTTAAACGTTGTTACATATATATTTAAATAGTTGACAATATTTCATTCTTTGCTTATTTCCCCATTCACGGAGAATGCAATATTTTCAATTATATATTATTATAATGAATGAAGATAAGTATTCAGTTTGTTATGTATTAAAATAATTATCGATGTCAAAAATGAATTACCAATTAGAATCCAGCTCCTTAGATATGAATTCTGTACCTCTTAGATAGAAAATATATTTTATGGATATAAATTGGGATTTGTTTATTATGACTATTTCCTCTAAAGTAAAAAGGTTTTAATGTGAGCACTTCCTTTCACGATTCATTATCTTCATTCATGCATTCACCTATGGGCAGATATCTTACTCGTATCTGCCACTCCAAAGTATTCCGCATTAACTGTGACGCTAGATATTAGATCGCGCGTCATGGTTAAGCGGGATTTTTAATCGTTAATTTGACACATTGTGTCTTATTATAAAATAAAAACATTTAGGAGGTAACAGATTATGAAGTATCCAGAGAAATATCTTTTGGAAGAAGGAGTAAGCCAACCAGAGAACACTACTATAGTGGAGTGTGAGATTTGTCACAGAAAGTTTGCAATTCCCAATGATGAATTGGAAAAGATGACCGCAAAAATATGTGAGAATGAGGCTTGTATTAAGGCAGCAAATGAGCAGGCAGCTGCTCAAATTAAAAATCTGATGAAAGCAAATACATCGGATGATGTTAAGACAGCATTAGGAAATTAATCCAAGAGAATAAAGGCAGTTATTATAACTGCCTTTATTTTTATATTAATGGAGGACAGTTATGATTATCATTTATTTAATTATAGAATTGATATATGAATTAAAATCACTTATATGGTTAATAGGAATGCAACCAATTCTAATTTTTGCATCAGTAGTAACTTCTGAAATATGGTGGGATGGTGATACTATTGATGAAAAGATTGATGAAACCTGTCAATTTTTAGATTGATTGGATAAATCAATAGATAGATGTAGAGAGGTGAAAGCAATAACAGGAAGTTGGGCCGTATCGATTTCGATAATTGAATGGGAAGCAATCATAAACAATTACAGAGAAAATTTATATTACTATGATATGATAGGAGGCAATATAGAAGATGAAGATATATAAATCTGATAGAAATAGTTATTGTACATTTATTATTACTTGTGAAAAGAAACAACTAAAGAGTATTTTAGAAAAACTAGTAAATATTAGTATTAAGACTAGAGAGATTGAATCATTTAATCTAACAGATAAAATAGTCTGTTTAAATAAAGGAAACATATTTAAATTTATAACATTGAAGGAATATAATAAACTTAAATCGTCAAATGATGTATCTGATTCAATAACACGTAAAGTTTATGTTCATGGATGGGCATTAGATCAAATATTAGACCATTACAGTGATTATCCAAAATTTAACATCATTGATGAAATATTTGAATACTGTGAAGGAGATAAATAGATGCAAGGTTTAGTTTATGATATTTATAATGAAATCACAGATTTTGTTAATAAGAATAATATAACAGATTTTCCATATCATCATAAAGGAATAATTGCAGGTACTAAATATACTCCATATTTTATTATAGAAAGTATTCGTAAGTATAAGAAAATCTTCAGGAATGATGATTCCGGTAGATATGCAGATGGATGTTTTTATAATATATTTGAAGAGTTACAATCAATAATACAATCTGGAGATGATGAATTAATGTATCTATGTGATTCAAAAGATCTTTTAGATCACCCATTATATGGAGATTATTCTTATTACATGGGGAAGCTAGATAATGGGGTTCCATTTGTATTTATTGATTCATCACATTTGTATTCATATCCATGTAGATTATATATTTATGGAGATTATACAATTCAGATATTTGAAGAGAATGCATTTCCTATAATATTGGAGAAAAATGAAACAATGCAACAATTATTAATCAGCCATAATATTAAGTTGATAGGAATGATATTACAGGATATTCAATTGCCAAAAATTTTAGAAGTTGAAGAAGAAATAAAAAATAAAGAGAGGTTTTAATTTCCTCTCTTTATTTTTATGATTTTTTGATACATTTAAATTTTTCCTAATTTTCTGTTTATTTCACCGATCTGATAGTTAACCGAGGCTTGCATATCACACAATCTTATATTCTGCATGTAAGCATTTATTTGCTCTTTTATCCACTGTTGCTCTTCTGGTGTAAATGTAGTACTTCCGAATTGTACCATAGGATCATTGGTAATTGTTGCCATAACTAATACCCTCCTTTTTAAAAATACATTAATTATCTATCCACGCGAATTTATCTTATTGCTTACATTCATAATATATAATCAAAATATAGTTACACCAATTTCAATAGTTCACCTCTAAAGTTTTTAATTCCTTTAGCTTCTTTAACTATATCAGATGCTGCTATTGAAATAATATTATTTCCTGAAAGTAAAGTTAAAACCATGAATATCAAATAATCAATTGTATCAGTAGCCAACATTGACGGAACATAGTAATAGTTGATCCAATCAGATATAAATGATGGCCATGCAATTGTTTTAAGTCTAGGAGAAAACTCCTTTAATGTATTCAGCATTTCCATTACAGTAGTTGGATTTATTTGATCATAAATTCCTTTAATACGCATTATCTCTGTTTGATCAATTGATTTAGTAGTTGATACAGCTAATTTCTCAATTGTATCAGGATCATCCTTAGTTCCAAATATATGTATTAAGAAGAATTTATTGATTACATATCTAATATCATCAAGCACTAACTTATCAGACATTATGGAGAATTCTCTATTAATAATCCTTAAAACAAATTGACAATATATATCCATTAATAATCTCTGTAAGAAAACATTTGATACAAGATTATCATAATTATTTCTCAATCCATTTGATATTGTTGCACCTATTAGAAGATCTCGTAATATTGGAGCAGATAAATTCATTACTCCATCTCTTCCAATCTTAATCCACTTATCCATGAATACATATGTAACATATCCTCTGCTAGTCTTAACTGTCATAAATGGAAGTGCTTGACTAGTAGATAGTGAAGCTACATTATTGTATAATAATACAACTTTTCCTTCATTGAATGCTTTAACTGCAGCCATAGTCAATGTATCAGTAATCATTTTAACTTGTATATATGCTGCTTCAATATCAGTATTAGATAATTTTTGAGCATTCTTTATTAAATCGATTGCTTTATCTTGTGCACTTTTTCCAGTTGAAGTTTCATTAATTCCTTTATATACTGCTGAAGTTCCCAATGATGATTCAGTATAATAACTCATTCCCATTTCTATTCATCTCCTTTATTTAAATTAATTGGATCATTTGCAATTTTAACTAAACATGCATATCTTATTACTGTAGCATAAGAATATTTATCGTTAAAATGATCTATTCCAATAATAGTATATGTATTTCTTGAATTCTGAAGTTCATCAATAAAACTATTGATTTTATTCTCAAGATCATCAAGATCGGAATCATATAATATTTTTACTCTTTCTTTTGGTCCATTAATCATATTTATATTTCCTCCTAATATCATTTTAAATTGTGGTCATCGATTTACTATTAAGCAAATCATCAACAACATAGTACAATGAGAACAATTCATTCTCTTTAATCTCGTTATATATATCTTCCTTATTACCCCTTATACATTTTATATCATCTAATGTTAGGTTTATTTTTGTATAATCAGTAATAATAGTTACAAGTTCTCGAGTGAGTGGTAATACATTTTTATTGTTTATTAATATTTCTCTTGGTTTTGGTTTAATCTTTGTCAAATTATTATATATTCCATCAATAGATCCAAATTGCTGCATTAGTTGTAATGCAGTTACTTCACCTATTCCTGGAATACCTGGAATATTATCTGATCTATCACCTTGTAACATTTTTAATTCAATCCACTGTTCTGGGGTTAGATGATATCTTTCCATTAAAACATCATTGTCAATAATTTCTTTATTTCGATGATTGTATATATAAGTATTTTCATTTATTAATTGATATAAATCTCTATCGGTTGAAACTATAATACAAATCATATCATTCTCATTTGATAACTTTGCTATCATTCCTAATATATCATCAGCCTCATATAACTCATTATTATTAAATTGATATCCCATCATTACTGCTATTGACGATGCTATTCTCATCTGAGTAGATATATCTGTGTCTTGTGGTTTTCTCTGAGCCTTATAGGGTTTATATAATTTACGTCTAAATGTCTTTGTTCTACTGAGATCATTTGCAAATACTACATAATCTGGATCAAATATATCATTTAATGATCTGAGTTTTAAAAAGAATCCTTTAACAGCATTTACATTAATCCCATTGCTGTTGATCAATTTCTCCCCATAATAACTTCCAAATAGAAAGTTATTAAAATCTATTGCTAAAACAATTTTCTTTTCCATAACAATTTCTCCTTTTCGAATTGATAATATATAATTGACAAAAAATAATTAGAGAAGAGCCTACTCTTCTTTTTATTTATATATTATTATAGTAGAAATAAAATATTATTTAAATATGAAAGGAAGTTTAACCATGAATAGTATAATTGAAACTATGAAAACCAAACATGCATTAGGAAGGTTATTTTGTTATTATATTGAGGATTATTATGTATTCATAACTGCCTCAACTAAAGAACAAGAACTGGTATATCAGTATATAATTAATGAATTTAATTATATGAAATATTTTCCCAATATTCCCAATGCTGATATTATAGTGAAAGAGATTATCAATCGTTATGCTAAATGCAGATGGAATGAAAATACCATCGCAAATAATTTAAATAAAAAATATAGTTGGCTTAATTTAAATTTTGATGAAGATGATATAGATTTTATAATTGAAAGATTTACTGAAAGTGTTTTACTGAAGCCTTATTTCAGAGAGTTAATTAATTCTGGCTTCCATGGAATATATGAGGAATATGTAGATGCTTGTATGATGATTGGTAAAAAGATGATCAAACTTAAAAACAATCATGAATTATCAAAATTATCTATTTATGATATAGGGCTACAGCAATTATCTATATATCGATTAGAGAAGATTGGTGTAAAAATAGTAGGTGATATACTGAGATGTATTAAAGATAATAATTTGATAGAAAAAGCTAAATTAAGTAAAAATAGTTATGATGATATAATTTCAACTTTAATAAAGATTGGATATACAGATTCATATCTTAAAGATCTTAGAGAGCTTTCAGAAGGAGAAGACTAGTATGTATGACCCAAAGCAATCATTATGGTTTAATCCAGACATACAATACATATTCAATCAAGAAATTATAGAGTATGATTTAAGAGATGCTGGATTTAATTTAATTAAACAATATAATTTATTACCATTATCGGAAATAAATAGATTAGAGCAAATTGGTAAAGGTTTAGCTAGACATATTGAAATTGGTAAACTTGAAAGAGATAATAAAAAATTATCTCAAGAGTTAGGATATAGATTTGCTGATATACGAAAGATATTTATTACTACAAATAATATTTCTAACAACAATATACTTGCAGTAAAAAAAGATGCATTATTTGTAATAGGAAGTGTAGACAGAACTAAATTTGGTTTACTAGAATTTGCTAGAAAGAATGTCTATTCATCATATATTAGATTTATTAATATAAACAATCTAGAGTTATATTATAATAATGAAGGAATAGATATCAAAGGTATGAGTGATTCTGCAATTAATCGTCATCGTTTATATATGTATGATTTCTTAATACAAATGATCGGTCTTATAGAATCAAATAATAAGAAAGCTAAAAGAGTATTAGTTGAATTTATTGATAATTATAAAACAGGGAAATTAGATGCAGAATATTATTATGAATTCAATAATATGAGTAGTAATACTAATATGGCTTTTAATTATCAGAATATACTTATACCATTGACGCAAATCGTATTAAAAGAGGTCAATTAAATGAAAGATGACATATATCTTATATTTAGGAAGTACAAGAAAAATGAAAGAATTAATGCAGAACGTCATTCATTGTATGGGTGGTCCAAATCTTCTAGTGCCATAGCAGCTTTCTTAGCTCAAAGAGATAATAAGAAATATAAAGTTGTTAAATATGATTATGAAGATCTTAAACTGGAAGTACCATATGTATCTAATGAATTACTGACTCCTGAAACAATGATTGATTATGTAGAATTAACTTCTGCTCAAGATGGTTCTAAAACATATCTATTCACAACGTCTAATGAAATGATGGAAACTGAGAAGAAAATTCAAAGATTATTCCATGATTTATCTTCAACTGCGAAAATAAATGGTAAAGGTGATTATCTGAATATGATAATTAACTTAAATCCATATTACAGAATTCCATTATTTTATATAGGGTATAGACCAGAGGAAATAGATATATTATATCCATCTGCAGATGAGTCAGATAATATTGCACCACTCAGTTATATTGAGCAATGCATTGATGATGCATATGAAGATGTGAATGATTTTACTGATGATAATCTTGAGCGATATCACTATCTTCCGGGACAAATGGGTCTTGATGAAGCAAATATATCGGCTAAGGTAATATACTCATTAGAATCATTTATAAAGGTGATGGTTGATGATATGTAAAAGGAGGATTTAAAATGAAGAAAGATATAACTTTAGATCAAGTTGAGGTTGAAAGGGTAAGAAAAAACCATTATGAAGGTATAAGTATGTTGATAGCTATGGCTGCAGTAGCTATAGGTATGATTTTCTATGTTCTTTCTACAATTAGAAGCAATGCCTATAGATATGCATATATCACTCTTCCAACTGGACAAGTTATAGAAGGTGATATAGAAAGTCTTCGTGAATATGATGATGGTAAGGTTGAAATTACTATTGATGGAACTAAATACACAACTAGTATTATGAATGCAGTAATAGTTAATAAAGGAGGAAATGAAAATGATTAAAATTGAAAATGCTGAAATATTTGGATGGAATGCTGCTCTTAGAGGTATGAGAAACCCACATAATAGTTGGGATAAATCAGATTCATTTGTAAAGACAATTGATTATTGTGCTTATCATCATGAAGAATGTTTTAATTGTGAGCACTATGATGATTGTGGTGATTGGGATATTATGATGGGACCTAATGATTTGGATTTAGCTAAAAGATTATGTAATGCTGGTACTGACCACCGCAAATTTATGCGAATGATTGCAGTATATCTTGATATAACTGCAGGACATACATTCTGGGCTGAATTCGATACTTATAAAGTTGGAACAGTTAGAGATAGTTGTTCTAAAATGCATTCAATACATGTCAAAGAATTTACTAAAGATGACTTTGATCATGAAGGAATTGATCAGGTTGATTCAACCAGACTATTATTTGATGTGATTATTGAAGAGCTTGAAACTTTGAGAATCAGATTTAATAAAACTAAAGAGAAAAAGTATTGGAGAGCTATCATAGAATTACTTCCAATGGGTTATCACCTCAAAGCAACTGTAGAATTGAACTATGAAGTGCTTTCAAATATATATTCTTCTAGAAGAAATCATAAGATGGACGAGTGGATCGAATTTTGTAAATGGATTGAAACTCTTCCATATTCAGAACTAATCACAGGAGGTAATAATGAAAAGTGATGAAATAGTTTATTACACAATAATATCGAATGAGGCTGATGAAAATTATATAAAAGCATGGTCACGAAATAAGAAAATTGCTGAAGTATATATGAAATTTCATAATTGCAAACATGATAAACTTAAAGTATCTTATGTGATAGATAAAGCTGCAGTTTCATTTGAAAATGAACATTCATATTCAGAAATAAGTTTGGCTGTTCTAAATACTGCTGATAAAAAAGGTGGATTAAAAACAATAGTTGTTCCAGTTACTGAAACTGATATCAACTTTATAACCACTGATACTAATACTTTCTTCTCTAGTAGAATTAAATATGATACTCTTAATATGGTATTTCCTTATTTCAAAGATAAATATCAGAAAGGATTACGTTGGATATTCTTGAGTGATGTGATAGAAAAAGTTGTTCACAATAAAGAAAATAATCCTATTGCAAATTCTATAGATTTTGATGATCTGAGAACTCTGATAAAGATACGGAATATTGATTTTGGTAAATAAAATCAATTATATATTATATTTATATAATAATATAGAAAGGAAGGTATATGCACATGAAAGAAGGACTAATAACATGAGGAAAGTACTAAGATCATTAATACAAGAAAAGCTACCGTTCGATTTCAGACTTAAGTTAGAAATATTAGCAGATAGATCTGATATAGTAAATTCCCAAAAACAAGATGAGCTGTTCAATCTAATAAGGGAGTTTAATATCGAAGGAGTAGTTCCTTTAGGAGCGGGAACTAACAGGTATGCATTCAAGTTAAATGGTTTTGTAATCAAAGTAGCAACTAATAGTGAAGGGAAGCTTGATAATCTAAAAGAATTCAAAATGTGTAAGACATTATCAGCATTTGGGAATTGGGTCATTAGATGTTATGAAGTTTCTCAAAATGGAACATTGCTAGTCACTGAATATGTCCAACCATTTGAATCATATTCAGAGATGATGCAGTATAAAAATGAGATAAGAGAAATTTTATCAAAAGTCTCTGATGAATATTTTATTGGGGATATTGGAATTACTTCAAAGAATTATGCAAACTGGGGATTGCGAGTAGGAACTAATGAACCAGTTTGCCTTGACTTTGCATATGTGTTTGATGTTAATTCAGATATATTGACATGTAAAGTGTGCAAGGAGAATGCAATTTTATCTCCAGATGAAGATTTTAATTATCTTATTTGCACAAATCCAGCATGTAGGCATAAATATGATTTCAGTATGTTGAGATCACGAATAAGTGAATCAAGATTAAGAGCTGAGATTGGAAACTTAGAAGATGTTGGATATAAAATTAATGCTCCACAATTAGAAGTAGAACTAGATGAAACTAGATCTGCATATCTTCAAACAAAGAAGATTAAACCAAAACATGAACAAAAATTGGTGGAAGAAATACCACCTGAATACAAGGAGGAAATAGAAATGACAGCAGGAATAGAAAATAAAACAAATGAAGCAGAAGTAATAATAAATGCAACAGCACGTATTGATGAAGATGAAATACAACAAGAGCAGGTTGAAAAAGGATCAATATTTGATATAAATATTGATTTAGCTGCTAGAGTATTACCAGAAGATGAAGAAGATGAGAATGAGGATGAAGAAGATTATTCTGATGATGTTGAAATAGACGAAAGTTTATTAGTTTCTGAGGAAGAGTTTGAGAAACAGATTCATGAAGCAATAGCTGAAGTAGATAATGAAGAGGCTGAAGAAGTTACAGCTAAAACTGATCCAACAATTGATGAAATAATAAACTTGGTATCTGATTCATTCTTAGATAACCAACTAACAGTAATATCCCGTTTATCAAATTATATGGAACAGAGTGTTACTATGAGATATGATCTGTTCAATATGATAAGGAAGCATCTTAAATTTAAGATGACTGAAAATGAGTTTATGAAAGCATTTCAGAATGCAATATTCAGATCATTAATTCAGTATCTTGGAATTGAAGAGACTAAGATTACAAATGCTGATAATAAACAACAAACCAAATTCATTCCAGTATTGAATAAGGAGAATAAGTATGAAAAAGGTAGAGAATTGGCAGATGTTATGTTAACATATGCATTTATCTCTAATCTCTGGGAATACAGATTCTTACCAAAAGTCGATATGAATCCTAACTATGATATAGTAGCATCATATAGTGAACAAGACAATGATGGATTTGCAATCCAAAGAGAGTGGGTTGAAGTATTCATAAATCGTCTCAGTTCTAAGGTGACTATAGCTCAAGATGGATTGGATATAATTTCTAGTATCATGATGAAATTATTCTGTCCTGTATATGCTCCACAGGATAATTTCATGAATCCACCTGTTGAAGATAATGAGGAAGATAATGGAATAGAAATAATTGATAATCCAGTAGAGCCAGAACCAGAGGTTTCTGATGATACGATTTTACGTGCAGCAACTGGTGAAATTGATGAACCATCTGATCCAGTTGATATTTATGATGAAACTGTAAATAGTTTTAATTCAAGTGAAGCTGTTGAGCCAGGATATGATGAAGATCATTTGTTAATCAATACAGATGGGAATGGAATAACAGTAATCGTTAATCCTGTAGATGATGAGGACAATTATGATCGTATCTATATTAAGTGCAATTGTCATCAGGATGAATTAGCTGCAGCTATTATTCCAATCTATGAGAAGATAGGAGAATTTGATGAGGACCAAGAAATTCCTATGGAAGGTGATCCTTCAAATTTATATCTGTCATGGTTAACTGCATTTGAACCAATTAAAGTTCATTATACTTCAAATCCAGATGCAGAAATGAGAATAAATTATTCATATGGACAAGATGAGGAAAATCAAGTTTATATGATAAATCTTGGATATGATGAGAATAAACAGCAGTATCTGATGGGTACTTATCTAGTTAATGATATCTTCGTTGTGAATGCTGATGGAGAACCAGTTACGGCATTCGAAGAAGATTTAATGGTAAAATTAGATCTGATTATCAGAAAGAATATTGCAGGTACAGCTATATCTCATTATAAGAGAACATGGGAAGAAATTGATAGGTTATCAATGATAACAAATGAAGAACTCAATGATGAGGCTTTGGATTCAATTGTGGATATGGTTCTTGGACATGATGGTGATCAAAATTCTAATGAAAATATTGCTGAATCAGCTGAAGAGAATTCTACTCCAGATGTTAATCCACATTGTGTAACACCTGAACAAGTAGGTTTAGACATTGATGATAGACCAGAGAATCCCAATGTAAAATCATATACTGAACCGGGAGCAGCAATTGATTATGATGGAGATATGAAACCTGTTGAAGGATTATGGGATCCATCAACTCCTATTACTGTTACCCAGCAAAAACCAAAAACAATTGAAGAAGAAGTTGATGAGATAGAGAAACAAATCAATGAAGGTGTAATAATACATCCAATTAGAAAATAAAATAATATGGTCCCAGTAAAAATACTGGGACTATTTATTTTTGGAGGTTAGCATGTTATATCGAATAGATAAACAACATTTCCTAATGCATATGATTGATTACTTTACTAAAGATGAATTACTTCATTTTCAATATCTAGTATTATCGGCAAAAGTAATTTCACTTGATGGTGGAACATCTGAAAAATTAGGTGATTGGGAGGAAGTAACAAATAGGGGTAAGGTTATGAATGTACAGAAGTTATCATCAGTATTTTATCCAACTTCAGATACAATTATTGAATATGCAGAGACAGGAAATAAAGAAGTATTTGAAAAAATGTATATGAATGAATTATTTCCAAAAGATAATAATGATTGTCTACTGACCATGTATCGATCAATAATAGATCCAGTTGTAAAACATAATGATGTGATAATCATAAATGATATGCATGAGAATGATATCATAGATGTATTCTGTAAAGCTATTAAGAAGAAATTTTCATTAGATACAATTGATCTCAATGAACTATTTTCAAAAGGATCTATTGAGGAAATGATAATTGATATTAATAAAGTTAAAGATAAATCTGTTGATATCAGAATTATGTCAGCAAAAGAAAAAGAAAAGTTACTAGAGCAAACTGCAGACGGTAGATTAGAATTATTGAATATGATGAATAGTTTTGACAAGAAACGTAAATTAAAAAAGCTAGGAATTAAATTCAATAAGAATGATGATCTTGATGTATTATTAACAGAAGCATGGGTAAATGATATAGGTAATTGAAAGGAGTGTATCAACATTCCTTTTATTTTTTCTCTCTCCAGCATTCAAACAGAAGCATAATAGAATAATCCAAAAATTAAATAGTAAAGGAGATATAGATCATGATTATAATTAATGACGATCAAAATGATATCATGGTAGAGGGTTTTATAAAAGATACTCTCAATAATGCAGGCTTAGATACAGATGCGATAGCTAATGATATGTCAAATGCAAAAGGTGCAAAAGAACATCTAAAGGTAGCTGCAGATACTACTAAATCCGTGAAATCAGTAAGTGATAAAATAATTGCTGACAACGGAGTATCTAATACATCACTTGTATCACGTGCAAGAAATTCAGTACTTCAATTCCCAATTTATATTACACAATCAATGAGAGTTAATGAGGCTCAGATAATCTCTAATTTTTTTGCTAGAGCATACACAACTCTTGTACAAACAGTATTATCACAGAATCCAATGATTGACGAAGATGATGTTAATAATATGAAATTCTTAAAGAATTTCCATACTAACTTGAAAGAATCATCAGATATTTTCATAAATGAATTTTATGAACCTATTGATGAAATTGATTCAATGTTGAAAGATAGTGTATTCTATTCAGCTCAGATTAATGAAAGTATCAGTGTTGACTTTAGTGTTATGCCTTCAATTGATAATGATTTAATATTAGAAGATGCTAGATTGTCAAATGAGCCATTAACTGGATTTAATTATTTAAGAGAATCAGAAGATAAATATGCTAAGAAATCAGATGCTAAAGAAACACCTGCAAGAAATATTACAGCAGAAACTGGGTATGCTAAAATGACTCCTAGCGATATGGATGCATTAGCTATTGAAGAACTTAATAGCGAAAGAGCAAAAAATGGAGATAAACCATATCCATCTGATATTGCTACTGGTAATAAAATTAAAGAAGTTGCTCTTGATGAAGTTAATAGAGAAAGAAAAGCTGCTGGTAAATCTACGTTACCAGATAATTATAGTAATTCACTATCAAGTATTGCACTTGATGAGATTAATGATGAGAGAGAAGCAAATGGTGAATCTCCATATACACAAGATGATATTAAAAATGATGATGATAGATCTATACGAAAAGAGATTAATAGTAAAAAACAAGAAATTACTAATCAAATAAAAGATAGAGAGAATGAGATCACAAATGAAATTAACAATAAGAAGTCTGAGATAAAAAAAGAAATTACAAGAGCTAGTATTAAGGGTGATAGATGGCATAATATGTACGTAAAGAAAGGAACTGAGTTCTATAGAGTTGATAGCAGAACTACTAAAGCAACTAATGTTGCACCAGTTGAAGTTCCAACTTTATTAAGAGATGCTGATATTAAGAGAATTAATAATCTTACTCCATATACAATGAGAGCTACTTTCAGAGTAAAACATAAAGATGGTTCAGTTTCAGATCTTTCATATATCATTGGAGTAAAGAGTATGCTTCATCTAATTCATTCGGATGATTTAGCAGATGATCTTGAAGAGCTGGTAACCGGAAAAGTTCACAAGCTTCAGAAAGTACGTTATAAGACAGGAGAAATTAGTACTATTGATTATCTATTTAATATTAAAGGACTTAAAGCAGATGCATTGAAGAAGACTCAGTCAAATAAGAAGTGGATTTCTTCATTGAAGAGATTATCTGATTATAGCCATCAAAATCAATCAATGCTTAAGAAACCTATGCAATTAGCAGCTGAGATTACAAATGGTGGTGTGAGACCAATTCCTAATGGTACATTGGTATTAT